TCACCAGTGCAAAGGAGACGAGTTTCCCCACCGAGAATTAAAATCTGCCCTATGGGCATCGAGATCGAGCAACACCGTCTGCAGAACACTTCCGAGAACCTCACGCCGGCCGATGGCGTCGAAATCATCCCAGTCCCGGGCCATGTCGCGCACAAGGTCGCGGGAAACGTCCGGCACACCGGCAAGCAATGTCTTGACCTCGCTTATCTGATCCCTGAGCTCTCGCTGCCGACCCTCCACCTCCACACGCGTGGCCGCATAGGATGCATCTGAAACCTTGTCATCGACGTACAAGGAAGTGAGCTTATCAATGCGCCGCTGCTGCGCATTCTGTTCTGCCAGTAACCGCTCAAGGTTGGCTTCATTTTCGACTCTGGGCGCGAGGTCTACAGCCTCGTCAAGCTCCCCGGCCAGCCCCTCCAGCCATGTTTGAACAAGTGGTTCGAGCTTCTTCGCGGACACATAGTTGTGGCCGTGTCCCGGGTCCATAGAGGTGCAGATGTACCCGCCGTACCAGATTCCGCCAGTCACGGCTCCCTTGCCCTGCATGCGAAATCCACATGCGCACCGGACAATCCCGGAGAGCAGGTACGTCGACTGGCGCGGCTTCGCGCCTGAGACTCTACGAACCTTGCGCATCGACTGGTAAGCCTCCCATGTCGCGAGGTCAATGATGCCGTCATGGTGGCCTTCGAAGACTTCCCCCCGGTAGGGAACCATGCCGACGTGGATCGGCGAATCCATCACAGTGAATGGCCGTACCCGATTCCAAATTCCTCCATTCGGGGAGGGAATAGCTTTGGAGTTCAGCCAGCGTGAGATCGAAGCCGCACCACTCCCAGAGAGGTACATGCGGTACATCTCCACGACGTACGGAGATTGCTCGGGTTCCGGCTCGATGCCGGCATCCGTCCTCCGCCACCCCCATGGCAGACGTCCAGATGTCGGAAGCCCCAATCGAAGGCGCCGCTGGCGGACCTCCTCCCACTGCTCGCCGATCTGTTCCGATTGGAAGGCCGCGTACTCGGTCATCACGCCACGGGCGAAACGACCCGATGCTGTGGCGGTGTCGATTGGTTCGGTCGCTGACTCGATGCGCCCGCCCGCCACATCAACACGATCGGCCGCGAGAACCCAGTCACGGCGGCTTCGGGAGAGTCGTGACCATTTCCATAGGATTATGACATCGGCTTCCGACGCTTCGATCATGTCGATCACGCGCTTGACCGCGGGGCGGTTGTCCCACTTACGGCCCGACAAGCCTTGGTCCGCTTCGACCTTGACGACCGTGTAACCCATGCGGTCGCAGTAGTCGCGGCCGGCGGTTTCCTGCATCTCAATGCTGATCGAGTCGTCACGGAATACGGACTGCCTGAGGTACAGCACCGCGCGCGGCGGAGTCTCCGGTACCGCGTGCAGCTTCATGATGCTCGGCTGTCGCTCATATAGCGGCTCAGCAATTTCGCTGAGACGTTGAGCTCGTGACACCAGATGCCCGGGTCGTCGGTAAGCGCGGCCGCGCGTCGCAATTCGGTGAAGTCGATGAGCTTTCGTGAGGCCCATCGGTCGGCTTGAACTTCCTGGCGCGGGGTAGCGTCCGTGTGGCCGAGCCAGACATGCCCAATCTCGTGAGTGAGCACGGAGCGCTCATGGATGGATCTCATGCGCGTCTGGAGACAGATGGTATTCAGGTCAGGTATCCATAGGCCGTTCGCCGTGCGCAGCTTGCGGTAGACCACCTTGACTCCGAGTGCCCGCGCATGCTCGTAAGGGTCATAGGCCCGCCCGATCGTCTGCATCATCGCCCCCTGGCGTTTCATCGTCATCGTCATCTGCTGCAATCGCGTAGTCAGACCGCCGCCCCTTTTCTCGGGCGTCTTCTACCTCGCGCAGGACATCGTTTATCAGTTCTTCCGCAGCGGGTTCAGTGAGCGCTCTCGTGGCCGAGCCGGCGGCGACTCTGCGCAGCAGCTCCTTCGAAAGGTCGATGTCGCTAACACTGACGAGGCGGAGCGTTGCGCTGAAGGCGCGCATCTCCTGCTCGGTCACCCATTCAGCTGCTACGGCCGCGTCCCCGAACGAGATGCCGTAAGCGCGGCAGAGCATCGACACCGTGAGGCCGGGAGTTTTATCGCTGGCAAGTTGCGCCTTGAGTGTGGTGTGGGTCATCCCGATCCGCTCGGCCATCGCACGGTTACTTGCCCCGGACGTTGCCATGTAAAGGAAGTCAACGAGTGTCTGCGTCATGCGTTCAATGTAGCACTTTTGCAACACTGTGGATGCTTTTACACTGTCAGCGCGGTACCCCCCTTGTGTGTTTTCGCAACACACCGTAGTGTCATTGCTCCATTTGCCCTTGTTTTGGTGTAGATTCGCTACATACCGAATTAAAAACACAACAAGGAGGTGGACGTGTCGGTCGCCATCAAGATCAAACCAGGAATCATCAATCGCCTCCGCGAAACACGCGGAATCGGCAGCGAAGACGCCTTTGCACGACTCGTGCGAACGGATCGGTCAACTCTTCGCCGCATCTCCGGGGGCGCACAGCCGTCTGGCGCATTTATGGCCGGCTTCTGCGACGCATTCGGCCTCGGACTCGGCGAAGCGTTCGACGTCGTATCTGCCGAACCGGTCGCGAAGGCGGCGTAGTGGCCACCCGCGAGGAGTGCATCAAGGCGGCCGCGGTCTCCCTGGCGAACTGCTACCGGGTCCTCTATACGTATCCGATCGAAGAAGCAGCACGACGCGCACTGCGCCCCGGCGGTCCGACGTTCGAGGTTTTGCTCGTGCGCATCGCCGCCAAACGGGAGAAGTACTTAGTCCCCGCCGGCGCCCTCTAGTGGCGTCAATTTTTACCCCCGGGTCGAGCTAGACCCTCACATTCTTGGCCGTCCACCGGATGGCCGAACCGCCGGCGTGCCCGCACGCCCCGAGATCGCTCAAAGCCAGACCTGCCATCTATGTGCGCCAGCTCCAACGGTTCACATAAGGCGGCAGACACCTCGATTGAAGTCGGGGAACTCCGTGAGGAGGAGTCGGGATGGGGGCGATTAGCAGCTTGATAACTACATACAACGAACACGAGAAGGATATTTCTCCTGCGATACGGGGCACCCGAACGATGGTGCACGCAGGAGCTGCGAACGGTGCGAGGGAACGGCCAATCCGACGGTCATCGCCCCACCAAGGAAAGTACTCGGTTCTGCGACATGCGCGGCAGCTAGGTGTCTGCCGGCGCATGGTGCTTCACAAACGCGGCCTCTCTGGCGCGCCACCTTGTTTTACCTGATCGGGCATCTGCCATTCCATTCGTCACCTTCGGGTGTAGCTGGGCGGGTGCTGTCAACGCTGCGCATCGACGGAGGAACGTCGGCAGCGGTCAGGCGCCCGGTCAGCTTCGAGCCCTGACCGGGCACATGGACGGGTAGCTCAACTGGAAGAGCAGGGTTCCCCCGACCCGATGCAGGTTCAAATCCTGTCCCGTCCACTCACCAACCGAATGTCACGAAAGGACATCGCATGTCAGACAAGATCAGCCCTCGCACCCAGCGCAACACGGATGCGAACGAGAAGCGGCACCAGGCGAACGCCTTGCGGGTCGCTGCACTCAACCTGCCCGAGGCCACGAGCGAGCGCGTCAAGCTGCGCCGTGACGCGAAGGGCAAGACCCACGAGGTCACGGTCACTCGCAGAGTCAGCCCGTCGAAGGCGCTGCGCACCGCCGACCGAAAGCACGCTCGCTGGGTGGCCGAGGGCGCCCGGTACGCCGCTGCCATGGCCGAGGACGAGGCCATCGCCGCCGAGCTCGCCGAGTCGGTGCGCTAACCCCAAGCACAAAAAAGCCCCCGAGGACAAGTCGGGGGCCATGACACAGAAACGAGATCCAATGCCCACCCAGACTACCGACTTCACCGAGCAGATCAAGAAACTACAAGCAGAGATCACCGAATTGCAGCAGCAGCGAACACGCGCTGATGTTCTAGCCACCAACCCCGAATGGCTCAGCGGGCCCGGGAAGTACATGGTCAGCCTCAACGCTCACGGCAACGGCGGTGCCGAGGTTACGACCTTCCGCTACAACACCCCGCAGTCGTCGGGATTCCTCACGGCTGCCGACCTCGTGAGCCTGCGTGACCACCTCACGCTCGTGATCAACATGAAGACTTTCTCATGAGCGCCACAATCGCTACCGCCTACGCCGAGCGCCTAGACGACCTCAAGGTGATCACGCTGACTGATGGCGAAGTATGGAGCGCTCGCGACCTCATGGTCTTTGCCGGGTATGACCGGTGGGAACGGTTCAATGATGCGATCACCCGGGCCGTCACGTCCGTCAATACGACCGGGCTGGATGCCTCGTTACATTTTCGCGGCACCGCGAAATCATCCCCGATGCCCAACGGCGGGTTCCGTCAGGTCGAAGATGTCGAGCTGACCCGATACGGCTGCTACATCCTGTTCCAGAACGCAGATGCACGGAAGCCTGAGATCGCGGCCATGCAGTCGTATTTCGCGGTCAAGACACGCCAACAGGAACTCGCGGCGCCCGCCACGCTCACGGATGACGAGATCGTCGCCCAGGCGTTGCAGATCACGTCCCGCCGAGTTGCGGCGCTGGAGATTCGAGTGGCCGAACTTGAACCGGTCGCGGCCGAGTCGATGACTTACCGCCAGAGCGCGGGCCTGCGCACCATTCAGGATCTCGCGAACGACCTGCGCACGCACGTCTTGACGAACGTCGTCGGGGTGAAGGTCGTGCAGACCGATGTCTACGACCAGGCGGGCCGACTCGGCCTAATCATTCGCGGTGACACGGTGCGGAATAACCAACCGACCGCTCAGGCGATCAAGGCCGGATGGGTCAAACCTGCTCGAACCGAGATCGAGCACAACGACGGCAGCACGACTACCAAGCAGTTCGCGCGCCTCACCCCGAAGGGCGGCGCCCGGCTCTGGGATGGCTGCCTCAACTACATCACCGAACACGGCACACTCACGATTCAGAAAGCAGTTGCAGCATGACGAAACCTCCTGCCCCATACCGACCTGAACCGACCCACGGCCAGAGCATCGTGGACAATGACCGCCGCCGGCGAGCCACTCAGCCCAGTCACCGCCAGCGAGTTGGTCAGCGCAGTCGCCGCCGCCTCTTCCTGCTCTGGTTCTTCGGCTCGCTCGTCGTGGCCCTGACGGCGACTGCCGGATTCTTCATCGTCAACATCGCTGGAATCGCATCGTGAGCGCAACCGAAGACCTCACGGTCGCAATCCGTACACTCACCGACCTGACCGACCCCCGGGCGCGCAGTGACTCCGCGCAGAAGGCCAACGATGCCGACCTGCGCGCCGCACTCAAGCGCACCGTCCCCGAACTGCTCTCGATCATGACGGCGGGATTCGGCGGTGACGACGACCTGACCGTTCATGCGGTGAATCTGGCGCGGCTCGTGAACGCCCAGCCCGACCCGCATCCAGAGCAGCCGTGCTGAAGTCGCCGGGCTACACGCCGCCAGCCGTCGCGGTCGACGGCGACAAGGTCATAGTCGTGCGAAATCACAGCGACGGATATGGCCTTGTCGGTTATCAACTGCCCGCGCCGCCCGGCATCGTCCGGTTGGCCGCTGAGGCCGCCGACGACAACCGCGCCGACCCACCTGAGGACTGGTGGCGGGCCACGTACCGCGCCGACGAAGTTCGGGTCGAGCTGCTCCGGCGACGTACCTGGGCGTTCGTATGACCGTCACGCGCTGGCTCATCATCCTCGCCGTCATCGGCGCACTGCTCATCTTCGCGGGTGCCTGGTTCCTATCGAACCCGCTCGCACTCTTCGGCGCGGCCCTCATGGTCCCGCTGTTCTTAGTACTCGGTTTCACCTACGCAAGGAAAATGCAATGACCCAGACATTCACCGCAACGAACTTCAAGCGCCTCATCGGCGAGGCGACCATCACCCCATCCGGTAACGAGCTCGTCGTGCTCGCCGGAGAGAACCGGGCGGGCAAGTCGAGCTTTCGCCAGGCGATGCAATCGCTCCTCAAGTACGCGTCCAAGCTCATTCCCGATCCAATCCATGAGGGTCGGGACGAATCCCGCGCCGAGTTCATCGACACCGAGCTTGGTGTGCGACTGCTCCGGGTGTGGAAGCGCAAGGCGGACGGCACGATCACCTCGACGTTCTCGGCCTACGCCCTCGACGGCGCCAAGTACCCCTCAGCCGTCGCACTGGTCGCTGAGCTCATGGGCGGCAACCTGATCGACCCCAGCGAGTTCGTGGGGTTCGACGAGAAGAAGCAGCGCGACGAGCTGCTGCGTCAGGTGGAACTGCCCTTCGACATCGACAAACTCGCCGCCGAGCGCAAGGGAATCTTCGACGGCCGCACCGACAAGACGCGCGACGTGAAGCGCCTGGCCGCGCAGCTGGACGGATGCGCGCCGGCCGACGCGAGCGTGCCGGATGCCGAGGTGTCGGCCGCCTCGCTGTACGCCGAGATGGATGCGATTCGTGAACACAATGTGGAGGTGGCGCGGCTTGACTGCGCACTCGTGACCGCGACCAACGCCCGCGTTGCGGCAGATCAGGCGGGCCGTGACGCGGCCGCCGCGCTCGACAAGGCACGTGCCGACCTCACAGCCTCCATAGCCGCCGAGAAGATCGCCGCCGACGCCGCCAATGCGGGTGAGATCAAGTCCCCGGATGCCCTCGCCGCGCAGCTGGCCGGCATCGACGATATCAATGTGAAGGTGCGCGCACAGCTCACCCGGGCCGCCCTCGCCGCTGAGCTTGACGATCGCACCGCCGAGGAGGCCGCGCTGACCGCGAAGCTCGCCGCGATCGACCAGCGGAAGGCTGACGGCCTCGCCGCCGCCAAGTTCCCTGTTGAGGGCCTGAACGTGAGCGACGAGGGCATCACGGTCAACGGGCTGTCGTTCCTGTCGCTGAGTGAAAGTGAGCAGCTCTGGGTTGCACTCCGCATCGCCACCGCTGGCAATCCGAAGCTGAAACTGATCTTCCTCAAGAATGGCGACGCGTTCGACGACAAGACGCTCGCGAAGGTTCAGGCGTACGCCGCCGAGAACAAGTGGACGATCATCGCCGACCGGGGCCGCGACAACTCGGCTGACTTCGGGTTCGTCTTCGAAGAGGGAATCCTGGCGGTGGCCGCATGAACGACGAGATGATCCTCACCGGGCAGCTGGTCTATGCGGACATCGGGCGCCCAGTGAAGCTGATGAGCGACCTCGGGGAGCTGAACGGCACCTTGCGAGCGTTCGGCACCCACACACTGTGTCTCGTAGGTCGGGATCAGTCCTTCCTACTTACGGAGTGGGCAGTGTTCACCGCCCCGCCGCTCGTGGTGCTGCCGACTACTCTCGGCCTCTACGTGCGGGGAGATCTCCAGTCCGGCTATATGGCTCTGGTTACCAGACTCACGCCGGAAGGGTGGAAAGAGTACGGCAGCACCGAAGTGATGACCGACCTGTATTTCCTGACGGAATGGCAGCGCGACGGGGTTCTCACCCGCCTACGCCCCGAGGCCGAAGTGGCCGCCGAGGTGCTGGCAGACCTCGCCGCGATTCTCAGCCAACCGTTCAACGGATGGACCACTCAGGCAGCCGCACAGCTTGACCTGCTCGCTGCGAAGTGGGCCACCAAATGACCACCGCATCGATCGCCCACCTTCTGCACCAATCCGCCGACCGCCTCGACACCGCCAAGCACGCGAACAGCGACCATGCTGCGCAGGCTCAGGCCGCCATCGCGCAGGTGCTTGCCACTCAGGCGCTCGTCGCCGCCACTCAAGCGCAGACGGAACAGATGGAACGTCTCGGCAACCTCTTCGAGAGCATCATGGGCGACTGCACTATCCGAGTCGAGCGTGTGTCGTGATGCTCCCCGCTGGAATGTCCGACGCCTACTACGACGTGCCCGACGAATTTGCCGAGCCGGTCGAAGAGTCCGACCCCGACGACGAGAACGAGCGCCGTGCCGAATGGGAACGGGATGCGTGGGAATGATGACCAGCCCGATCTCATCGCCCATGCTGATCCTGCCGCCCTGGCACTCGCGCATCCTCGATGACGGGACGGACCGTGAGCGGTGGCTGGCGGCCCGCGCAAACGCCGTCATCGGTGCGAGCGACGCCGCCGGCTATGTGAATCTCGCATCCATCGAGAAGTACACGGCCGCGAAGTTGAAGCCGTCGAGCTTCCATGGCAACGCTTACACCGAGGCTGGCCACGAATGGGAGCCGCGCCTGCTCGCATCTCGTGGCCTGCAGCAGAGCACGGTACTCATTCATGCGCCCGGCGAAATGGGTTTCGGCGCCACACCCGACGCCATGAAATCCACGCCCGAAGGAATCATCCTCGACGAGGCGAAGGTCAAGCACAACAAGATCGTGCATGGTCCGACGCCGCGAGAGTTTCGGCAGGTCGCCTGGCAGATGTTCTGTGCCGATTGGGACCGCGTCCTCTACACAGAGTTCGTGTGGGGCGAGGTCGTCAACGGCGAGCTACGAAACGGCGCGATCGAGCCGAAGCATCTGCGCATCTTCCCGAAGGACGTCGAGCACCTGCTGCAACCAATGATCGACATCGCAACCCCCGTGCTGGCGCGAGTTCGCGCCGCACTCCAATTCGCAAAGGAGCTTGAACTATGAGCACTGATCTGACCGTTTACAGGAACGAATCGCTCGAGGCGCGTATGGGCTATGCCCGCACGATGGCCAGCGCGGGCGACCTTATCCCCAAGGGACTCTGGTCGAGCCCGGGCGGCGGGGTTCTCCCGGCACCCTCGCCCGGCAAAGTGCTGCTGGTCATGGAGACGGGCGCGATGCTCGGAATTCACCCGGTGGCCGCGCTGTCGGGCATCAACATCATCGAAGGCAAACCATCGATCAGCCCGGCGCTCATGTCGGCGCTCGTGCGCGGCGCCGGCCACACGCTGCGTGTCGTGACAGACGGGACAGTGGAGGGCGGCGACTTCACGGCCACCGCCACACTCACACGCTCCGATGACCTCGATTTCACCTACAAGTCGACGTGGACGCCGCACCGGGCGATGCGCGCAGAACTCTGCACGTACAAGCAGGAGGGCGGCGTGTGGAAGGTGTCAGCTACCGGGTCGAAGGGCGGCGTGAAGCCGTGGCAGGCCTATACCGAGAACATGTGCAAGTGGCGCGCTGTTGGCGAGGTCTGCGGTGAAGGTGCGCAGGACGTGATCATGGGCATGCACACTCCAGATGAGATCGGAGGGCTCGTCACCGACGCCGGCGAGATGATCGCGACACCCGACGCTGCACCCGAACCGACAGAGGACTGGCTCGCGCTCATCGAGGCGACGGACGACAAGTACGACCTCTCAGTGCTGAGCCAGCGCATCCAAGGGTTCGAGGCAAAGGACGGCACACGAGTGCGCGATTCCGAGATGACTGAGGCGATCCGCACGGCCATCATGACGCACGCCTCGACGCTCACGAAAGACTCACGGGAGACTCCCCCGCCGGCTGCTGCCGCCGAAGCAGAGGCCGCGCCGGATGAGAACGTGATCGACGCCGTGATCGTGCCTGACGACGAGCCCGCCGCCGCGGCACCGACAGCGCCGTCACCCGACGACCCCGAGCCCGCAGAAGAAGAGTCCGAGCTGGCCAAGTACGAGCGCGAGAGCGCCGAGGAGTACGCGGCAGAGATGAAGATCACCGGTGCCTGACATCTCGCCCCAGCTGCTTGACGTGCTCCGTGACATCGGCATGGATCACCCCGACCCTGAGGTGCCGCTGCACGCCAAGCTCATCGCAACGATCGAACGGCTTGGGCCCGGCGCGACCTTCGGGCAGCGCCTGGCCGCGATCCGGTTCGACTTCAACTGGGAACTAAACGACGCCGGCAAGGTGTTCGCCAAGGCCAAGGCTGACCACGAGCACTACCTCGACGCCGAGACGGTCAGGCTCCGCGCCGGGTCCGAGAAGATGTCGCGCGTCGAGGGTGAGCAGATCGTTCGGGCCCGAGACAAGGCCTACGAGCTACGGCTGCAGTTCCTGCTGGCCGAGCAGCGCGAGCGGGCTATGCGCAACTTCCTGCTGACGATCCAGTCGGCGCTCGACAATCACCGCACCGACCGCGCCGACTGGCGCGCAGCGGACACGGAACACCGCGTGAGCGGAACGTGACCCCCATAATCTCCCTGCAGCCGCCGGCGCAGGGTCATGCAAGATCCAACGCAGTAAGGAATCACATGTCCACGAATAGCAAGTCCGAGGTCGGCGGCAGTTTCGCCGCCATCCTCGCGTCGATCCGGCCCAAGACTGACGTCGAACTCGCCGAGAACCTCCGCGACCTGATCGCCGCGGTGAAGGACACCGGTAAGGCCGGCAGCCTCGTCGTCCGGTTCGACGTGAAGCTCGTCAACCCGGGCGGTTCTGAGGTGATCTTCTCCGACAAGATCACCGCGAAGCTGCCCGAACGAAACCGTGAAGGCTCCATCGCCTACACAGACCAGCTCAACAACCTTTCGCGGGTGAGCAACACGTCGATGCCTCTCTTCGAGGAAGACGCGCACGACATGCCCGCATACGACCACGCCACTGGCGTAGTAAAGGATCTCGACAATGACTGATTTCACTACCGAAGCACAGGCAGTTTCCGCTCTCGCAGGACAGGCGCTCTCTCCGCAGGGCGTCGACATCGGCGAGGTCTACACGGTCGCCGATGTCGACGGCGGCGTTCGTGTCATCGATACGGACCAGTACGGTCCGGGCCCGCGCCGAGCTACTGGCCGGCGCATCGTGACGGATGCCTACTCGTTCGTGACGTACCTCGACCGGCACGCGACCGACCAGACCGAGGTCTTCGCCGACAAGGTCGCGAGCACGGTGATCGCGGTGCTCGACTCGAACACCGGGTACGACAAGCCGAACGGCTGGCAGGGTCACACCGTGAAGCTCGAGCTGGTGAAGACGATCCCGTGGCTCGCGTGGCTGGCTCGCGACCTCACCACGGTCGGTACTTCGGCCTGGTTCAATCAGGAGCAATTCGCCGAGTTTATTCAGGAGCGCGCGACGGACTGCATCTCCCCTGACAGCGCCACGCTGCTGGAACTCGCGACGTCGTTCCAGGCGAACAACAAGGTCGATTTCAAGTCTGCCGTGAACACCGGGTCGGGCCAGATCAACCTCGGGTTCGACGAGACGATCACGGCCAAGGCCGGGCAGAAGGGGAACATCCCGATCCCGACCGAGTTGAAGCTCCGGCTGCGCCCGTACATCGGCGGCCCGATCTACAACGTGACGGCGCAGTTCCGCTTCCGGCTCAACGGCGGCGACCTGCGTCTGGGGTTCGCGATCGTGCGACCTCAGGACATCCTCGACGCGGCATTCACCGACATCATCGACGAGATCCGCGACGGCAAGGAAGAGACGGTGATCGTTATCGGCGTCGACGGCGTCACGGAAACCCCCGAGAAGAAGCTCGTCCACACCGGCACGGATGCCCCGATCTTTTTCGGGAAGCCGTAGCCACCCTCCGCGCGGCCTAACCGCGCACCCATAACACCCCTCGCCGAAGGCCGCCCGCGCAACCACGCATGGCGGCCTTCGGCGTACCACCGCCGGGAGGCACCAATGCTCAACACGAAATCAGCCAGACCATGATCGGAACCGACACAGGCATGATGCCTTCCAGCTTTCAAACCCTCACGCCCCGCCGAGTGATCGGCATCGACCTCAGCATGACGTCGACCGGGCTCGCCGTCATCGCGAACGGCGTCATCGAGACTCACACGATCGAGTCGAAGGCCGACGCCGGCACACTCCGCAGCTTCCTCGCCCGCTCGGAGTTGATCGCGAAGCAGATCGATGATGCCGTGAAGTTCACCAGCACTGACCTCGTGATCATCGAGGGCATGGCGTTCGCCGCCAAGTCCTCATCCCTCGACAAGATCCACGCGCACTGGTGGCTCGTCGTCAAGTACATCAGCGAGTTCCTCGACCAGGAACCCGTCGTGATCACCTCGGGCCAGCGCTGCAAATACGCCACCGGCAAGGGCACGGCCAAGAAGGACATCGTGCTCGCCGCCGTCATCAAGCGCTACCCGCAAGCCGACCCCGCCGGCAACGACGAAGCGGATGCCGTGATCTTCGCGGCCATGGGCGCCCGGCACCTCGGCCGGCCGGTCGAAGAGTCGTTGCCACTGCTGAACCTTGAGGCGATGGAAGCCGTGAGGTGGGGAGCATGATCCTCCCCAAGGTCGCCAAGCCGACCAAAGCCGAAGAGAACGACGCCTACGAGCTGACCACGCTGCGCGATAAGGACACATGCCAGCGATGCCGCCGAGACTGCGGGCCGCCCGCTCGCGACCATCGTGTGAACCGGTCGCAGGGCGGCCGCACCGTGGTGAGCAATCTCCACGTGCTCGGTCTGGGCTGCCACAAGTGGGCGACCGAGCATCCTCTCGACGCGCAAGCCGAAGGCTGGGCCGCCCCGAGCTATGCCGAGCCGAGCGAGTGGCCGGCGCGACGGTGGATGCCGATCTACGGCGGGCGACTGCACCTGTCCTGGGTGCTGTATTCCGACGACGGCGAGATCGCAGTGATCACCGAAGAGGACGCCGCGCTTCGAATGTACGGTGCGTCGTGAAGCCAGAGAAGTGGGTCATCCGCAAGCGCTGGTCGTTCATGTGGGGCTCGCCCGGATGGTACTGGCGAGTGTCCCACTCGTCGCTACCGGTGTACTTCCATCACAGCTATCACCTGTATTCGTTCGCGGATGCCATCGAATACGCGGACGCCCATGCGCGAGCGCTGGAGGTGTCGTGAAGGACCTCGACAAGGCCGCGCTGATCAAGCACATCAAGTCCCGCGCGAACAAGCAGGCATCCCTGCCGGCCGCGGCGGTACTGGACGCCCTCGCCCTCCAACTGGAGAGAGGCGACTTTGACATCAAGGAAGGAGGTAAAACGTAGTGGTCTGGTTCAACGTAGATGACGGGTTCCCCACGAGCCCGAAGGTTTTGAGCATTCCCAGGGGTGACCGAATGGCCGCGGTGGGGCTCTGGACTATCGCCGGGGCGTCGTGCGCGAAGCACCTCACGGACGGTCATATCGGGGCGTTCATGATCGATGAATGGGGCGCAGAAACAGTATCCGCCGATGCCCTTGTCGAGGCTGGCCTATGGGAACGAACCCCCTCAGGATTCGTCTTCCATGATTGGGAGGGCTGGCAACGCACGAGGGAGGAAGTTGAGGGCAAACGCAAGAAGGAAACCCTGCGGAAGAAGACGTGGCGAGATAATAGAGCTGATCAGAAGGCAAATCCTGTCCCGCCTTTGTCCCACGGGACAGACAGCGGGACCGACGTGGGACAAGAGCGTCCGTCACAACACCCAAGCCAAGCCAAGCCAAGCCCTACCAAGCCAAGCCGATTAAGTACTGAAGAGCTTCTTGTCGAAGATTCTCCCGAGCCCATCTCGGAGCTTCGCCCCGAGGTCGAACGGTTGTGCATCCTGCTCCGCGATCTCGTCATCGAAAACGGATCGAAGACACCGACGATCAACAAGGGCTGGCTGACTGCCGCCCGGCTAATGCTCGTCAACGATGGCCGCGACCCTCTGGCCGCCGAGCGGTTGATGCGGTGGTGCCAAGCGGACAGCTTCTGGCGGGGCAACATCCTGTCGATGCCAAAGTTCCGGGCGAAGTACGACGAGCTGCGATTGCACGCCGACCGGGAGCGCACCACCCGGCTGCAACAGGGCGGCAAGGAGTCCAAAGCCGACCGAGCCCGAGGCGTCATTGCTCAGGGTCAACGGCTGCAGGCCGAAATCGACAGGAAGGCGATCGCGTCATGAACGCAGACGAAGCGGGCAGAATCCTCGCCCGCATCCAGCTGGACGACAACCGAGAGATCGACGGCGAGGGCATTGTGCTCCGGTCGTGGATCGAGAAGATCGGCGATCTGCCGTTCGATCTCGCCTACGAGGCGGTGCTCATGCACAGCCGCGAGTCAACGGCGTATCTGACGGCCGGTCACATCCGGGCGAACGTGAAGCTACTGACTGCCCGGCTCGCTGCAGCGGAGCGTGTCGCCAGGGCGAAGAATCGGGCGATCCTGCCCCGGCAAATCACCCTCGACCGGGCCAAGTTCGAGGCCGAGACTCAGGCCTCGATTCGCGAGCACCGCATCGCACGGGGCGTCGATCCGGAAACGGGCAAGCCGGTGGCGCCGTGATCGACGCCCTGGACCAGTTCTTGAGGGACATCGACACGGTCAAAGTCGAGGCCGAACGATTCCCCGCCCTGGCGGAGGTCAGGCGGGAGTCATTCGGCGGTAACGACCACCGAACCATGCTCGCCGGCCACGAGCTCGAGGTGATCCGGTTCGAGAGCCGCGGCCTTGCAGCTTCGATCGCTGGCGACGTCGACGGACCTATGCGGCTGCACGCCGCGACGGTCGAGGCGATGGCCTACACACCTGGCGGTTCTGAGCCGATCGCGGCAACCCTCGCACGACATCGCATTCAGCAGGAATTCAACGAGAGAGAGACCAAGAAATGACCGCGAAAGCGACGAACGATGGCCGCGATAACTTCACGATCTGTTGCACGACGTGCCCTGATTTTAGGGCGGAGACATCGGGCCAGTCGGCGACGGTGAAGGTTTGCGCCCAGCATGACAAGCGGTTCCATCCGCAGGTGTACGAGCCTGCACGGCACTCGCGGAGTGTGCGCGGTTTGCCCGCCACAATCCACCCTGCGCCCGCTGGCGGGGTAATACCCACATTCGACCCAGCCGCACGACGGAGTCGTGAAATCGACGGAGACGGGCGCGTGACGCTTTCAACCATCCGCAAAACCACCAAAGAAATGAGCAAATAACCATGGCTGGCGAAACAGTAATTACGGTGGTGGGCAATCTCACCTCTGACCCTGAACTCCGCTACACGCAGAACGGCTTGGCCGTGGCGAACTTCACCATCGCAAGCACGCCGCGCACGTTCGACAAGGCCAAGAACGAATGGGTCGACGGTGACGCCCTGTTCCTCCGCGCATCCGTCTGGCGCGAGTTCGCCGAGCACGTGGCCGGCAGCCTCACGAAGGGCACCCGAGTTATCGCCTCGGGCCGCCTCAAGCAGCGTTCGTATGAAACGAAGGAAGGCGAAAAGCGCACGTCGATGGAACTGGAAATCGACGAGATCGGCCCATCGCTGCGGTACGCCACTGCGAGCCTCACCCGGGCGCAGTCGGGCAACCGGGGCGCTCCCGCTCAGGGCGGCCAGGGCAATGACGAGCCGTGGGCGCCGACCAGCCCCGCCGCGACCGCCGCTGCAGGGCCGGCATCCGGCGGCGACGTGTGGAACAAGCCGGGCAACTTCTCGGACGAAACACCGTTCTAAGCGCGTAACTCGGGGGCGGCACAAGTCGCCCCCGCCCGACAATTTCACAGAGAGCAGGACACCATGAGCATCCTCACCCTCAACACCGGCAATGACCAATCCCTCGACTATCCATCGTTCCTCCGCGACAAGGTCGCCTTCGATCGCAAGTTCGGCTTCGACGTCGACGACGCTGATCTTTCGCCGATCTTCCAGGACGGCAGCCCGAATTTCAAGCCGCATCAGGCAGCGATCGTGAAGTGGGCGGTCCGCGGCGGCCGGCGCGCGATCTTCGCGCGGTACGGTCTGGGCAAGTCGATCATGCAGCTTGAGGTTCTGCGCCTGATCCTCACACACCCGAAGTCGCCGGTGCAGCTCACTCGAGCGCTGATTGTCGCGCCTCTCGGTGTGCGTGGGGATCTGATCCGCGACGGCCGTGACCTGCTTGGACTTGAGGTGCGATTCGTACGACGCACGGAAGAGGTCGACCCGGACTGGGCCGGGATCTACGTCACCAATTACGAGTCCGTGCGTGACGGGCGCCTGGACGTTGACCTCTTCACTGCAGTGTCTCTCGATGAGGCTGCCGTGCTGCGGTCGTTCGGCTCGAAGACGTACCAAGAGTTCCTCGGCATGTTCGCTTCGGTGCCGTTCCGGTTCGTCGCCACCGCCACGCCGTCACCGAACCGGCACAAAGAACTGATCCACTACGCAGGGTTCCTGGGCATCATGGATACTGGCGCGGCCCTCACTCGGTTCTTCAAGCGCGACCCATCCAAGGCAGGCAACCTACAGTTACACCCGCACAAAAAGCGAGAATTCTGGCTGTGGCTGAACACCTGGGCATGTTTTCTGCAGCGGCCCTCCGACCTCGGGTTCTCTGACGCTGGTTACGACCTGCCCGAGCTGATCGTGGAGTGGCATCAGGTCGAGATTGACATGCAGTCCGATCAGGTTGAACGCGACGGGCAGGGCGTGCTCGTGCGCGGTGGGGCGCTGTCCATGGTGGATGCGGCGAGGGAGAAGAGAAACACCCTCGACGCACGCGTGGCTGCGCTCATGGATCTCGTGCGCCGTCATCACCTCTGGGAACCGGGCGCGCAGATCATCCTCTGGTGCGACCTGAACGACGAGCAGGACGCGATTCAGCGGGCACTCAAGGAGGGCGGCTTCACATCCTCATCAGTGTATGGCGGGCTCTCCGACGACGAGACAGAGCGCCGCCTCGACGAGTGGCGCAATAAGGAGACCTACGCGCTGATCGGCAAGCCGGTAATGCTCGGTAAGGGCTTGAACCTGCAGCAGGCTCACACGTCGATCTTCGTCGGCGTCACCTACAAGTTCGAGCAGACCATCCAGGCCATCCACCGCATTCAACGATTCGGCCAGACGCATCAGTGCGACGTGCATCTGATTTTTGCCGAGTCCGAGTCTGAAGTGCGGGCCGAGCTGGAGAGCAAGTGGCGCGAGCACGACGAGCTCACCGACACCATGTCAGACGTGCTGCGCGAGTTCGGCCTGAACCCGACCGCGATCAGCGCAGAACTCACCCGTGCCATGGGCGTCGAACGCGAGGTGTTCACCGGCGACGCGTGGACAGTGGCACTCAACGACTCCGTAGCGGAGGCTCGCGACCACCTCCAAAGCGACTCTGTCGGCCTGATCGTAACTTCAATCCCATTCGGCAACCACTACGAGTACTCGCCGAACTACGCCGACATGGGGCATACCGACAACAACGCGCACTTCTGGTGGCAGAACGACTACCTCACTCCCAATCTGTACCGGTGCCTGATGCCGGGCCGGATGATGGCCGTGCACGTGAAAGACCGGCAGCTTTTCGGGTCCGTCACTGGTGCCGGCGTCTACACCGTCTCCATGTTTCACGCGGAAGCGATCGCCCATTACACCAGCCACGGTTTCGACTACTACGGGATGATCACCGTCACCACCGATGTCGTGCGTGAGAACGCCCAAACGTACCGGCTGTCGTACTCGAAGATGCTCAAGGATCACTCGCCGATGGGCGTTGGATCACCGGAGTACATCCTCCTGTTCCACAAGCCGCAGACGAACCGCGCGGTCGGGTGGGCTGACGAGCGCATCGTCAAGGATAAGGGTGACTACTCCGTTGGCCGGTGGCAGATAGACGCTGCGGCTGAGTGGCGCGAGTCAGGCGATCGCCTATTGTCTATTGACGAACTCGCCGCCCTCGACCCCGAGACGCGCACTCGCCTATTCACGAAGCAGGCCCTGGCTACCGTCTATAACTACGACGAGCACGTGCGCCTGGCCGAGCTCCTTCTGGCAAAAAACGCGCTCCCCGGTTCGTTCGCGTCGCTGAATCCGGGGTCGTGGCGATCGGACGTGTGGCACGACATTCTCCGCATCGACACGCTCAACTCGGAGCAGAAACGCAGGGATGTTGAGAACCACATCTGCCCGTTTCCGCTTGGCATCCCCCGTCGGCTAATCGCGGAGTACTCGAACCCCGGCGATTTGGTTTACGACCCGTTCAACGGGATCGGTTCCACGGCGCTCTGTGCTGTTGAGGCTGGCCGCCGCGCACATGGGTCGGAGCTCAATCCTGCGTCTGTCGCTGATTCGCTGGTGTACTTGCGCCGTCACGACGCGCGCGCATCAATTCCGACATTGTTCGACCTGATCGACGTCGCGGAGAACCCCGCTGCATAGCAAAATCGCCCACCTATTCACAAGGCACCCGCCACTTGGTCGGTGCCTTTACTCGTACCCCAGAGAGGGAATCATGAGCACGACAACCTTGGATCGGCCGGCCTTCGGCGGCGCGACCGTAATTAGCAATGGCCTGACGGTGACGGACCTGTTCTGCGGGGCCGGCGGTTCATCGTCGGGCCTCGTGGCCGCGGGCTACCGTGTCGTCATCGCGGCCAACCATTGGAAAATGGCGATCGACTCGCACCAAATCAACCACCCCGAGACGGATCACGACTCGGCGGACATCAGCCAGGTCGAGCCGTCGCGGTTCCCGACGACGGACATTCTCTGGGCGAGTCCCGAGTGCACGAACCATTCGGTGGCGAAAGGCATTAAACGGCAGCGCGACTTGCAGTCTCAGCTCCCCGGAATGGCTGACAAGCTGCCCGACGCCGCGGCCGTACGCTCCCGGGCGACGATGTGGGATGTGCCCCGCTTCGCCGAGTATCACCAATACAAGGCGATCATCATCGAGAACGTCGTCGACGCCTACCGGTGGGTGCAGTTCCCCGCATGGCTGATGGCGATGGAGTCCCTCGGCTACGACCACGAGATCGCGTGGGTGAACTCGATGCACGCTCAGGCGCTCGGAGATCCGGCGCCACAGTCGCGTGACCGCATGTACGTGGTGTTCTGGCGCAAGGGCAACACGAAGCCGAATCTCGAGAAGTGGACGCGGCCGATGGCGCTGTGCGAGACGCACGGGGTGATCAAGGCCGTGCAGACGTTCAAGAAGGCCGAACGTTGGGGTCGGTACAAAGCGCAGTACGTGTTTCGGTGCGGTCAGTGCGCGGCCGTCGTTGAGCCCGGATGGCTGCCGGCGTCGTCGGCGATCGACTTCAACATTCACGGCACCCGCATTGGCGACCGTGAGAAGCCGTTGTCACCGAAGACTATGACCCGCATCGAAAAGGGCGTCGACCGGTATTGGAAGCCGGCCGCACCGCATCCACTCATCACGGATGGCATCCGTGGCGACGGCACAGTGCAGTCCGGTCACGCGGCACTGCACACGCAGACGACGGCCCAGACGAAGGGCCTGCTCGTACCCAGCGGCGGGACCTGGCGCGACGACGCAACCTCGCTGACCGACCCCATGCCGACACGCACGACCGTTGAGACTGACGGGCTGCTCATCCCGGTCGAGGGCCGCGAGGGCAAGTCAGCCGGGTTGGTATCCGAGCCGATGCGCACGCAGTCGACCCGCAACGAGACGGCAATCGTGATCCCGCTACGTAACCACGGCGTCGCGAAGCCCGCGAGCTCCCCGATCGATACCGTCGCAGCGAATGGCAACCATCATGCGCTCGTCATGCGGAACAACACTGGCGGTGCCGAGATGACGACACCGGCGACTGAGGAATTCAGGACCATTACTACGGCCGGTCACCAGTCGCTGCTGGTCCCGTACTACGGCACGAGCATCCCGGCGCCCACGACGGAACCGCACCGCACGCTGACGACCGTCGATCGGTATTCGCTGCTCACGGGGTCGGTCGACATCGAGGATTGCATCTTCCGGATGCTGACCCCGGACGAGATCAAGCGCGGCATGGGGTTCGCCGGTAACTACGTGCTGCTTGGAACGAAGCGCGAGCAGGTCAAGCAGAGCGGTAACGCCGTCACCCCGCCGAACTCCCGAGACCTGGGCGCCGCCGTCGCCGAGTCGCTGGGTGCAGTGTTCGGGCTCGCCGCATGAGGGCGTTAGCCGCGATCTGCCACTGCGATTCTGCCAGTGCTGATCCCGCGTTCGAGCTGCATCAGCTGCCCAGAAATTGTGCTTATCGCGTCAGCGAGATTATTCACGGCGGAGCGGAGCGTCTCAATGCTGTCAGGATCGTCCGGCAGTTCGTCCCAACGCTTGAATGCGCGATCCGCCAAGGAGGCAGCAAGTTCAATGCTGTCGTACTCGATGATGCCGTAGTTTCCCATGCCGTTGATGATCATGGCGGGCAAATTGGTTAGCACAGGCAGGTTCTGCTCAGTCAGATTGCTGGGGTGATTGGTAGCGGGCATTGAGTCCATCTTTCTTCAGTTTTGGTCGGGCGATATGCCGAGCCATAGTGACAGTATATCATACTTCACAGCCACTTCTCAGCTTTTATATGGTAAAAGGCATTTCCAGGCGGCGCGGCGTCGCGCGAGGCCCCTGCAGTAGGCGCATGACGTGGACCCCATCCGGCAAGTCATCACACCTTCCGCCGCATCCCCGGCACCGTGTTCTGTGTCTACGACTACGTAGCCGCCGCCCTTGAGTACGACCACCGGGGCTTAGCCCCCACAACGAAAGAGACAACATGATCGACTACGAAACCATCTTTATTGACGAGCACAACGCATGCGAGGCATCGTTTCCGCCTGACCAGCTTTTCACGACCGAAGTGCAGCAGGCGTCACTGGATGCCGGTATCGCTGCTGTAGTGGCGGCTGCGAAAGCGGGGGCGATCACGGGTGTCCTGGCGATCATTGCCAAGGAATCCGCGACCTACGAGCTCGGCGCGAACCATGAAGGCTGGCCGGTCGATGCCCTCAATCGCGTGGTCGAGGAGATTGCGGCCGAGGCTGCGCGAGGGGCCACTCAGTGAGCGCTTACACGATCCCGCAACTGGACCGCATGATCACCCTGGCGACTCAGCTGGGGTTCTGCGATGACGTAGAGCACTGGAAAGCCGTGCGGGCAGAGATGAAGCGGGGCGACTCGTGAAGGTGCATCGTCTGGTCATCGACGCATGGCCGACGCCGGACGGGAAGCCGTTCAAGGATCAGCCCGAGGAGGTCTGGCAGGCCGCGGTCGATCGCTACCTCGGCGACGATGGCGGCGTATGGCCGTCATGGCTGCCGGAGTCGCTGGACATCACCGAGTGGATGCCGCAGGAATCGAACAACGGCACCGGCTGGGAATTCCCGGAGAAGCCCGGCGACACCATCGGCGATTTCGACGCCCCGATCATGAATGTCCCGCGAGTGCCTCTGCGGAAGCACTACTTCAGCAAGGCGGCAGCGCAGCGGGTCTTGCACGACCTCCAAGAGTGGGGCGTCACAGCGCGCATCGAAACATCAAAACCGGTCGAGTGGCCGACAAACGAGAGAGAGCAGGCAGACCAATGACCACAGCAGATGAAGACTGGGCAGCTCGTAAGGCCAAGCGGGGATCGACGCGGAGCTGCAACCCGGAAACGGAATTCCGGCTGGGGCACGCGGCGGCAACCAGTGAGACGACTGCGCAGAAGCTCAACGCGAAGATCGCATGGGCGACGGCACGAAAGGCAATCGAGGCGACTGACAAGGCAATCGCCGAGCGCGACGCATCCCGAGAGGTCAACGCGGAGTTTCTTGCGGCGCGGTCTGCGGTCGTCGCGGATCACCAGGTATGCACGACGGAACTCGCAACCGAGAAGTACGGTCGCGAGAAGGACTACGTGTGGATGCTCGCGAAGGTCACGGGAATGAGGATCGAACTGGACGCGGCCAATGCGGTGATCGCGGCGGCCAAGTCCATTGAGCCCTTCACGGTCTGCATGCGTTCGGACGGCAGCGACAACGGCGAAACGTGGGTGCAGCAGGACGAGATGCTTGGCATCCTCGCGCAGTCGCCTACTGACGCCTTGGCCGCGCACGATCGGGAGGTGGCGGCGACCGCGCTGGACAAGGCGCGCGACGAGATGATGCCCCCGCTGAATTGGAACCTGGACCCGTACACCGGCAACGAGCGACCGGGCACGTCCAGCGTCGATCAGGTCTACGGCGACGTGCATCGCGAGATGACCGAAGCGGCTGCCGAGTACCGGGCGGTGAGCGAGTAATGGCGACTTGCTACTGCGACGGACCGGCGCACAAGTACTCGCCGAGTTGGTGCAGGGCTGGCCGAGGCAACGACGGGAAGCCGATCAACAAAGCCATCGCCGCCGCTCAACTGGAACTGCAGGCTGCGCAGTTACGAGCCGAAGCGGAGGCCGAACGATGAGCGCCGACCAGTGCCGCCCGGTCGAGGTCGACGGCGAGGTCATCAGCGTGCGCGGTGCCGAGCCGATGGACGCAAAGGACCGCGAGATGTTCGGCAGTGTCATGAGGGCAGCGAGAGCGAAGGTGGCCGCTGACCGGGCCGCGCACGATGCCGAGGTCTGGGACGAGGGCTACGAAGCGGGCGACGCCGACGCGCTGTTCGATGAGCGAGGCCTGTCCACGGACTCGAACGCCGCGGAGCATCCGCACGCTAATCCGTACCGGGCGGTGACCAAGTGAGAATCCTCACCGTGAAGCAGCCGTGGGCGTGGGCCATCGTGCACGGCGGGAAGGATGTCGAGAACCGGGTGCGGAACCTCGCGGGCGACTATCGCGGTCCGGTTGCCATTCACGCAGGGCTAACGCCGGATACCAGTGCTCAAGGGCTCTGGCCGGTGGGCGAACTTATCCCCGCCGCCGCGTGGCAAGCCCGTGGTGCGATCATCGGCGTCGTCGATCTTGCGGGTGTGCACCGGACTACTGACACCCCGATTCCGCGCTGCTACGAGACCGGCGTGCCCAATGGCATCCGCGACTCGTGCGATTCGGACCGGAGACTGTGCTCGCCGTGGGCCGAGTCGAACGGGCGCATGTGGCACATGGAACTCGCGAACCCGCGCCCGCTCGCCGAGCCGATCCCGTACTGCGGCGCGCTCGGGCTACGAACACTCCCCGCTGAGGTGGTCGAACAGATCAACCGGCAATTGGCCCGCACGTGAGCCGCGCAATCGAGTCCGGCCAGCACCCGGCACCCATCCGCTCGATGCGTGACCGGGTGAAGCTGACCATCAAACCCGACCGGAGCATCGAGTTCCGGATCAAGGAATCCGACCTGGCAATCATGAGCGAGGAAGACGTGGTGAACGAGATCACCTCTCGCATCATCGACGGGCGAACACTCGACGCCGACGACCTCGAAGAAGCCGAATATCAACCGCAACGGATGACGTGGGTCATCCGAGTTAGGGACAGGACATGACCCTCGTCTGCATCACGAACGATCTCGACGACGTGCGCAGCTGCATCGTCAACGGCCAGCACGCCAGTAACTGCGACGGCATGGAATGGCAGTACGACCGTGAGGCCGAATGCTCCTACCCAACGAGCAACGAGTGTGGCGGGTGCTTGCCGGCACCCGCCGAGTTCGGGGTGCTCTGCTACACGTGCTTCGAGAAGACCAGGGGCGCTCTGAAGATCGCCCTCGACATGATCACGCACCTGCGATCGGTGGAGCGGGCGCAGCAACTCGACAAGAACGGCGTGCGCGCGGCGGCCACTTGGATCCTCCCGGTGCCGAACACATGGCGCATGGCTGACGAACTGATCATGCTGTTAGGGCACCCGGCGCCCGGCTTCTTGAGCACGGCGACGACTGAGGACGTGAAGGCCGTCACCGAGGCTCAACTCGACTTCGACGTGAACGAGTGGGTGTCTCGTGAGGCGGGCGGGGAGGACGCGGTGCATTTCTTCCGCACGATGCAGCACGCGCTCGCACAGCATCCGTTCGCCGATGTCGAACACCGGGTCCAGAACGTGCGCTGTTGGGAATGCCGCCAGCTGAGCCTCGTGTGGAAACCGCCGCTCGAGTTCGACGGGCCCCTTCACATTGCCTGCTCAACGCCGGCATGTGAGTTCGTCGTTGACCCGACGCTCTACGCCATCCTCGCGGCCTCGCAACTCGACAAGGTCACCTCGGCCATTCGCAAGACGAAAGCCGCCCAGCTTGCGGAGGCTCGCGCAGCACGGGCAATCGTGAAGCGGCGCATCAAGGCGGAGACCAGGGCGAGAGAGAAAGCGGCGAAGGAAGCATCCGAGTGCGCGGCTCTGGGCGCGGCGTGACGACCTCGGCCGACTGGATGAGCATCAAGGAAGCGATCGCCGTCACGAAGACCGGCCGCACCACGATCGTGCGCTGGGTGTCGCTCAAGTACGTGCGCCGCATGAAGTCCGGCGGCCGCGTGCTCGTGCGACGATCCGATGTCCTCGCAACGGAACGGGCACTGTTCGACGGGCAGCAGCCCGAGGTGCGCGGCTGATCGAAACCCGCCCAACGAGTTCGCTTGTGAATAGGTGGAAATGTTTCATCTCGTGGTACATTTGAACGCAGCAGCAGAGCTGTAGCAACTGCTCAACAAGCCCCAGTCTTTCCCACCGAATCCGGTGGATGTGACCGGGGCTTTTCTTGTCCCAGTGGGACACCCGGGCATGTCCCGCAGGTGTCCCACTGGGACAACCCCACACTTCCGGCCACGCATCCCCGCAACCAAAGAGGCCCTTCGAGGGCACCATCGGGTGAACGTCGCGGCCGGGACCAACTTGCCACTGAACCCAACGGGAACAGCCGTCCACCGCGGTGCCCAGCGGCGGCAACAGAGCGGGCAGTAATCAGCGCAGAGCGGGGCCGGGCGGTATATCCACCGGCCTCGCGAACGCACCCCAACTTCCCGGCACAATGCCGGGCAGACCGCGTGATGCGGTTTACTCCGTGACGGAGACACCATGCCCAAGGAAACATTCTGGCCAGCCACTGCAGTGGAAGGCGACGGTACCGAACCTGCCCTCACAATCTCGTGGGGTCACGAGCTGCCTGGCGTCTACGTGAACGGCGTCCACTTCGACCGCTCAGGCATCAACCGGCTCATTCGAGTCGCCCGCAACTCGCGCGATAAGGCCTACGGCCGCGACGAGTAGCCCCCAAGTTCGCCCGCCCCGGCTACTCCCCAGGACGGTCCCCCTTTCCGACACGCTCGCGTCGACACTGTCCGCATTGCAGTGAAGGACCACCTGAGGCGCTATCCCTTTCGTGTGCCGTGATACCTGCGCGGCGTGCCGGAACCCTTCACGAAAGGCCCTGCCATGCGCGAGTCATGCTCTTGCGGTGCCTTCATCCAGACAGCGCGGTTCTCGCGGGTCAAGGAATGGCGCTCTGGCCACCGGCACACGGTCGAAGAAGTCGCTCCCGAACCGGACAAACAGGGAGCAATCGCCATCACACAGCGCGCAATGCAGTTCGACCACGACACCAAGCCCCCGGTGACAGCACGTATCGGGTTCAGCCTGGTGGCGAAGCCGTGAACCCTGCCGAGATCGAGGAAGCGTACAACGCTCAGTTCGACGCCGAACACGAGGTTGACGAGGTGTAGAACCTCGCACGCCTTGGTACAAATGCTCAGGAATCACGGGTTTAGAGCATCTCCCGAGCTTGCCCAGTCGCATCATCAAACGTAAAGACGCGGAAGTCACCCGATCTTTGTACCAAGCAGACCGGGTAGCACGCCGGAACTTCGGCTACTCGCCAGCGTCCCAGCTCGCGGCGACGTTCGCGCGCTCGACAGTCGCGTTGTGCTTCTCGAGTACGTCCTCACCTTGACGCAGGCGCTCCACAGCCTGCTCGTATGGAGCGAACGACTCGGCCATCGGCAGCCCCCCGCCGCGACGCTGGAGGCTGGTGTGGAAGTTACTCTCGCCGTAGAAATACCAGTCACCGCCAAGCCCAGGGTGCGCAGGTTTGCTCCCCGAATCGAATCCAAGTCCGATGAGTAGATCTCCGAACGGCTGAACCAGCTGATTGAATCCCTTCCCCACTCCGCGCCGGTTCCATCCGTTCGTTATATCCTCGTCCGACACCGCACGGAAGTAGTCGTCAGTCGACTCCACGATCTTGGAGATCACTGCCGCCATCTCCGCGCGAAGACTGGGCACGCCACCCGGAACCGTCGACGTCACCGCGGATTGTTCAATAGCAGTCAGACGCGCCTGGGACTCCAGTTCCGTCCGCACGAACTGGGGCTCCTCAGCGATGAATCGCGCCCACGCCTCCTGCACCTGACTCTTCCGGTCTGCGACTTGAGCCTCAAGCTCTGCTCGTTGTGAATCGTCCATGATCAACACCCTCTCGTCGTAGCACTGCAATCGCACCGCCAGGTCGAGTCTACGAACGGCTGCCGACACTTCGAGCCGCGTCCTTCACACGCACTCTCCCCACAGCGTCCAGGCGTCGCCGTGCATCCACAATCCGAAACCGAGGTGATCGTCGTGCGCAAGGCAACGTTCGTCTCCAAACGCGCTGAGGCGCTCGCGCTGCATGCTGCTGGCCTCTCTTGCCGCGGTATTGCGGATACGCTCGGTTTCGCTGCGTCGACGGTGTCGAAGTGGGCGAAGCGTGAGGGGCTATCGTTCGATCGATCCAAGACGGACCTCGCGACGCGCGCTCACACCATCGACCTCGCTGAGTCGCGGATGCTGCTCACCCAGAAGCTGATGGTCGTCGCTCATGCCGAGGTCGACTCGTTGACTCACCCGTATCTGGTCTTCAACTTCGGAGGCAAGGACAACACCTACGAGGAGCACACTCTCGCGGTCCCTCCGGTCGAGGTGAAGCGGTCGGTGTTCATGATGGCCGGCGTCGCGTTCGATAAGTCCACGCGCATCCTCGAGAAGGACAACGGAGGCCTCGACGAAGCGGTCGGTACGCTCGACACTCTGGCGGCTGGGTTCGCCGCTGCTGCCGATGCTCTGCGCGCTCAGGACGAGACACCGACTGATGGAGCTTGACGCTCTGCTGCGTCAGGTCTCTCGCAAGCAGTTGCTCTCTATCGTGGATAGCGCCAAGCGGACGATCTCGCTCTGGTCTGGCGCTGTGTCGGCCGGCAAGACGGTGGCGCAGGTCATCGCGTTCCTGATCGCTGTTCGCATGGCTCCCCGCAAGGGCCTGATCATCGTCGTCGGCAAGACGATCGCGACGATCTACGCCAACATCTTCGTGCTGCTGCAGGATCGAGACATCTTTGGTGCGACGATCTGCAACCAGGTCGCCTACACCCCGGGCGCGACGTCGGCGGTCATCCTCGGCCGGGAGGTTCTGCTGATCGGCGCGAACAACGCCGAGTCCGTCGCGAAGATTCAGGGTAAGACCGTGGTGCTCGCCCTCGTGGACGAAGCCACGCTGCTGCCTGAGGCGTTCTGGAACATGCTCGTCACTCGACTCCGCGTCGACGGCGCCCGCATCCTCGCCACGATGAACCCGGCATCCATGAACCATTGGATGCGCAAGGAATGGATCCTCAAGGCCGACGAAAAAGACGTCATTCACTTCCACCTGACGATGGCCGACAACCCGAAGCTGCCCGAGGGCTACGAAGCGCGCATGAAGCGCTCGTTCTCCGGTGTCTTCTACGACCGTATGATCCTCGGCCAGTGGACGAACGCTGCCGGCGCTGTCTATCCGATGTGGGATCCGACGCGGCATGTCATCGAGTTCGACAAGATGCCACGTATCGCCCGCGTCCTCGCCGACGGCATCGACTTCGCTGTCTCGCACACCTCCGCTGCTCTCCGCGTCGGCATCACGGCCGAGAAGAAGCCGCGGCTCGTTCTGATGGACGAATGGCGCTACGACCCGCGCGACCACTACGGTGCCACACTCGCCCCGTCTGACCAGGCGGTGCTGTACCGGGCATGGACTCGGGAGAATCACTCCCCGCACGAAGCGCAGTTCGCCCCGGAGTACACCATCGTCGACCCGGCGGCCGCACACTTCTCCGCCGAGCTGCGGAAGTTCAACGAGATGTCCCTGCAGACCGCTCACAACGATGTCCTCAAAGGTGTCGGCGCGATCTCCCGTCTGCTCTCCAACGATCAACTCCTCGTCACCGACCGCTGCAAGGGCTGGGCTTCGGAGATCACCGAGTACCGGTGGGATCCGAAAGCCACCGCCAAGGGCGAAGACGAAGTCGTGAAGGACGAAGACGACTCCCTCGACGCCGGCCGCTACGGCATCTACACACCCCGCTCGAACTGGCAGTACGCACTCGAAGCCGCCTAACACCCTGCGGGGTCACAACCCCTTGGAGGTCTCATGGCTGACCAATTTCCCCCGGCTCCGCTCGACGTTGCCTTCAAGCAGCTCCTCATCTACGACGCCCTGTACGCGAACGACGTCGACGCTCTGCCTGACCAGCAGGGCACGCCGGCCACGCACATGCACCGCGGCCAGCCGTACAGCGGCGGAATTATGGGCGCCGTGTCTGCTGGCATCGTCGGCACACCGGTAGGAGTCACCGGTGAGAACCGCTCGTCGCTGTCCATCCCCGTCGCGGGCGACCTTGCGCAGCTGTCCTCCGACTTGCTGTTCGCTGAGGCCCCTTCGATCGTGCTGCCCGACAGCATGGACACACAGAAGGACGGCGTGACGATCGCTGCCGATCCGGAGCGGAAGCGCGCGCAGGCTCGCCTCGACGAGATCATGTCCTCGGATGCCGCACACGCTGAACTGCTCCGCTCCGGCGAGTACTCCGCCGCTCACGGCTGGACGTACCTCGCTGTCGTGTGGGACAAGACGTTCCGCGACCACGTCTGGTTCCGCGCGTACCGCGCCGACTGCGCCATTCCCGAGTGGCGTCACGGCGCTCTCTCGGCGGTCACGCTGTGGTCTGAGTATGAGCGCAAGGATGACCGCTACCGGCTCATGGAGCGTCACGCGCCCGGCTCGATCACCTTCAGCCTCTGGAAGGGCGGCAAGGGCGAGCGCGGCAAGCAGGTCCCTCTCAACACCATCACGGAGACCGAGCACTACCTGACGCTGCTGCCCGTCGTCGACGCTGAGTCCCTGCCCATGGCCGAGACAATGGACGTCGTCGTGCAGACCGGTGTGCCGTACCTCACCGTCGAGCACATGCCCAACGTTCTTCCGCACCCGATCTGGGACCGGAAGGGCGACCTCGCCAACCTCGGCCGGTCGGACTATTTCGGACTCGAGCCGCTGTTCGCCCGCATCAACGCGCTCTGGTCCTCCCTCATGCGCGACTTCGACAACGGCATGGGCCGACTGTCGGTCCCCGAGTCGTACCTGCAGCTCAACGGTCGCGGCCAGGGCGGCTCGTTCGACATGGGCCGTCAGGTGTACTCACCTCTCGGCGGCCTCGTTGATGACGGCAAGGGCGGGCAGATCACCATCAGCCAGTTCGCGATCCGCGTGCAGGAGCACCTCGACACCATCGTCGCGCTCAAGCGTGAGATTGCGATGGCCGCCGGCTACTCCGTGTCGCACTTCGGCATCCACGACGGCGGCACCAAGACCGCCACCGAGGTCACGGACGACAAGGCCGACAGTGAGCGCACCCGCGACAAGAAGGCGCTGTACGTCCGGCCCGCTCTTGCACGGCTCGCCCGTACCGCGTTGGCAATCGACGGCCTCGTGTTCCCCGGCAAGGGTGGCGCGTTGATCGAAGACCTCCCGAAGATCACGTTCGCTGAGGTGTCGCAGGTCAACCCGCTCGTCCGGGCGCAGACCACGCAGGCCGAGATGCTCGCGCGGGTTCGCTCGGTCATCTCGGGTGTGCGCGCTGTACAGCCGAACCTCACCGCACAAGAAGCGCAGGCGGAGGCTGACCTCATCAAGGCCGAGAACGGCATGGGTTCCGCACTGGACCCGACCACGTTCACCGGCTAACCACTCACTTCGATTGCCGCAGGGGCAGTCGTCACCAATGCGGCCAGGAGCCGCGAAGGAGCACCATGACCATCCGCAATCACACGTTCGGCCCTTTCCGCCCATCGAAGCTCGCCCTGATGGGTATCCGCTTCATCGAGGGGGAAGAGGGTGCAGCTCCGGCTGTGCCCGTCACTCCCCCAGTGGTGGCTGCCGAGCCGGTCGTCCCTCCGAAGCCGGCACCGCCCGCCGAGGTCGTCACTCCACCCGTCGAGACCTTCGATGCTGCGTACGTGAAGAAGCTCCGCGACGAGAACGCCGCCGCCCGCGTCAAAGGCAAGGAAGACGCCGAGGCCGCCGGGAAGACCGCCAGCGAAGCCGCGTACAAGGAGCTGGGCCAGAAGCTCGGCCTCGTCGCTGCTGAGGACGAAACCACGGTCGAGTCGCTGTCGGCCGCGATTCAGGAGAAAGACTCCACCATCACCACGCAGGGCGCAGACATCAAGGCTGCACGCCTCGACAACGCCCTGCTCAAGGTCGTCGGCAAGCATGGCGCCGACTACGACCTCCTCACAGACTCCGCAAGCTTCCAGGCGAAGCTCGCGGCCATCGACACGACTGATGCCGAGTACCGCTCCCTAGTGGACGAACTCGTGAAGACGTCGGTCGCGTCAAACCCGAAGCTGCGCGCCGTCCAGGTGGCCCCGTCCAGCGGAGGAACACCACCGAGCGGAACACCCACCCCGGGCCCGCTCACCATCGACGAACGTCGCAAGGCGATTCGCGAAAAGCGCGCTACCAAGTAGCGCAGAAGGGCCACCACCATGGCTAACACCCTCCTTACCGTGCAGGAGATCGCCGAAGAGGCGCTCGCCACCCTGTACGAATCCACCCCGATGCACGGCCTCGTGCACACTGACCTGACGTCGGAGTTCGCGACCAAGGCCAAGGGCAACACCATCGACATCCGCACGCCCGCTGTGTTCCAGTCGAAGCGGTTCAACCGTGCGACCGGCATCGAGCTGCAGGATGCGACCGAGGGCAAGATCCCTCTGGTGCTGAACAGCATCGCGGACGTGTCCGTTCCCGTCACCGACGAGGACATGACGCTGAGCATCGCGGACTTCTCGGTCCAGCTGCTCAACCCGATGATCGAGGCCATCGCGCAGGACATCGACAAGACGATCCTTGGGCTGCGCTCCGGCGTCACTCAGGTCGCCGGCTTCGGCACGCAGGCCACTGCGGACCTGCAGACGTGGGACAAGCCCGAGGTGCTCATCGAGGCCGGGCGTCTGCTCGACCTCAAGGCCGTGCCCGAGTCCGAGCGTTTCGCGGTCGTCGGCCCGACCATGAAGGCGAAGTGGCTCAACAGCGACATCGTCAAGAGCGCCGAGAAGAGCGGCGACACCGCGGCTCTGCGTCAGGGCTCCCTTGGCCGGGACCTGTTCGGGTTCGAGGCGTTCCGCACCGGCAACGTCGGCCAGCCGCCCGTAGCCCCGGCCATCGGTGACCCGACGACCGAGATCGGCCTGGCCTTCCACAAGACCGCGCTGGCCTTCGGCTCCGCACCGCTGCAGATGCCTGCCGGCGCGAACGTGGGTCAGGTGGCCGTTGTCTCGTACAAGGGCCTCTCGATCCGGATCTCGTACGGCTGGGACATCAAGTACAAGCAGACCGTCATCTCGGCGGACATGCTGTTCGGCGTGAAGCTGCTCGACGCGAACCGCGCCGTGCTGCTCAAGGGCGCTAACCGCACCGTGTAGCACCCCTTGCGGGCGGTCGTTTCGGCGGCCGCCCGCTCCCCCTTCACCTTCCCTCCCGAATAGGAGAACAGAATCATGGCTCACGCATACCAGTCGCTCGAACCGGGCGAACAGATCATCATCTCGGACGAACCCCGCGAAGACCTCGAAGAGCTCGCGCGTTGGGTGACCATCGACCCCGCCGAGGCGAAGAAGCTCATCGCGAAGGCCGCGAAGACCGAGGGCGCCGCCGACGAGGCTGCCGCTGCGGAACTCGCTGCTGCTGCGCTCGCTGAGGAAGAGGCTGCTGCGAAGGCCGCCGCTGACCTCGCCGCCGCCGGCAAGACCCCACCGGCCAAGTAGCCCAGCACCACCTGAGGCCGCGGCGCACACCGTCGCGGCCTCACCCCACACTTCAACCCCTTGCAGGAGGACAGCATGGCCGCATCAATCGGCAGCATCACCGTCAAGCTCAAACTCGACTCGGAGGAATTCGAGCGGGATGCCCGCGCGCTCGTGCAAACCCCGAGCATCGGCCGCACCGTGCACTACCACGTCAAGGGTGCGCCCGGTGGAGAATACCCGGGCGGCGAGTACTACCCGGAGCCCCGTGCCGCGATCATCACCGCCGTCCACGATTCGGACGAAGACGGAAACCCGTTCGTGTCACTCTGCGTCTTGAACCCCACCGGCATGTTCTTCCCCGGTGAGGTGCCGTTCACCGCCGAGCCCGCGTCCGGCTGCTGGTCGTGGCCGCCCCGCGCCTGATCGAATAGCAGGGAGGCCAGCGGATGGCGCAATACGTACCCGATCCCGCTGGGCTACCTGCCGAAGATTTGATAGAGGAGCTCGGCGTCAACCTCGCGGCCCGTTACGCCGGTGCCGAGGACGAGCTGATCAAGGCCGTCGCTGTCCGCGCGTATCGTGACCTCGAACTCCAAGAGACCATCCGCACCACGGCAATGACGCCGCACATGACGGACCTCTTCGCCCGGGCCGTCGCACGAAACAAGGCGCTCGCTGAGCTGCAGGCGCTCAGGGCCCAGTCGATCCGTGAGCTGCAATACCTTGCCGCGCAGATGGCCGAGAAGCTGCACAGCCGCGATCTGGCCCTCGAGGTCATCACGCTCGCCTGGACGGAAGGCGAGGCCGCCGCCGCCGAACGGCTCGGCATGGCCACCCGCCTCCCACAGACAACGGCTCTCACCGGCTCGTCGTCGCAGGCCGCGACGATGCTGACCCTCGACCTCACCTCCCGGCTCGAAGACATGGCGCTGCGGATTGCACGCTACCCGCAGGACGCCTACCAGCGCGTCATCTCGTTCACCGCGTCGAACACTATCCTCGGGGCGGGCACGAACCTGCAGTCGCAGCAGCTCGCCGTGCAGCGGTTCCTGTCCGAGGGCATTACCGGATTCGTCGACAAGAGCGGGTGCAACTGGCGCATCGGCTCGTACGCCGAGATGGCCGGGCGTACAGCTGTGAACCGGGCATTCAACGACGCCGGAATCTGGCGGATGCAGCAGGTCGGCGTGAACCTGGTCACCGTCGTCGGCGCTCTCGACTCCTGCTCGAAGTGTGCACCGTGGGTCGGGAAGATCCTGTCTACAGACGGGAGCACGGGCACTGTCGTCGTGCAGCACGCCACGAGCGACGAGCACATCACCGTGCAGATCATCGCCACCATCGAGGCTGCGCGCGGCGCTGGGCTCCACCATCCCAACTGCCGACATCAGGACATCGCGTACATGCCGGGCCTCACCATTCCCCAGGCTGGCCAAGAGTACGATCCGCAGGCCGAAGCCGACCGCGAGAAGCAGCGCTCCATCGAGCGGGACATTCGCAAGTACAAGCGGCGCGAGTCCATCGCGGCCGACCCCACCGACCAGAAGCGCGCCGCCCTGAAGGTGCGAGCCAAGCAGGCGCAGATGCGCGAGCACGTCGAACTCACCGGCCGCAAGCGCGCCTCTGCACGCGAGCAACTTACCTTTACCGACGGCCGCTAGCGACGATTCACGACGCGGTCCACCCCACGTGCAATGTTGTCGGTCATGTGCTCGACAATCGTTGTGGTGGCCAGCACGAATGGATCGACCATCGGCCACATCGCGGAGTAAACAAGCGTCATGGGTGCTAACACGAGCAGTGCGATTCCGATCTGAAGCACGCTCGTCGGCTCACTATCCGAAACTGCGCTCGGGTTGATTGCCACAAAGATCAGCCACCCGGCGATGACAGCGGTCCCCGCGGCGAGGCTGATCCAAGCGACTCGCCGCAAGAATTTCGCGAATCCGCGTAGGCCAATGAGCGACTTAGCAAGACGCGAGGCCAAGTGACTGCGAGCGTCGGATAGTTCGACTCTGCCGAGGTCTTCGGGAGGCATGCTTTCGATTGCCTCGCTCAGCAGCTTGATCCGCCTTATCGCCAAGGGTTCCCGGCGCATCAGCAAAAGTTGAACTCCCACGGTGGCGGTTGAGGCGATAGCAGCAACCGAAATCGGTACCCATTCAGCCGCAGTCATAGAAGTGCAGTCAGATGTGTCTTTGGCATCCGCTCAGCATATTGCCCAACTACTCCACCCCGCTCTGCCTGCACAGGGCGGGGTGGCCCAACCTCACGGAGGCACACCATCGCAACCAAGTACCGCAAGAAGCCAGTAGTCATCGAAGCCATGACCTACAGCGGCGGCTGGGACAACGGCAACGCCATCCTCGACTGGATCGGCGAGACGCCGGGGCACCCGGACACGACCTGGCGCGAAGAGGTCACCGAACTCCGAGCGCCGAACGGGGAACTATCCCGGCTCGCCGTGCCCGAGCACATGGAGATTCGCACGCTCGAGGGCAAGATGCGCGCCGACGTTGGTGACGTCGTCATCAAGGGCATCCAGGGCGAGTTCTACCCGTGCAAGCCCGACATCTTCGCAGCGACCTACGAGCCCGCAGACGCTATCCGCGAGGTTCACGCATACGGGCGGGCACCCGTCACCGAGATCACAGAGAAGGCTTAACCATGTCTCGCATCAAGCACCCGAACCCGCGGCCCGGCACGTTCACCGATCGTCTCGGCGACGTCGTGTTCCATGACGGGTACGCCGAGGTCGACCTGACGCACGACGAGAACCTCGCCGACGCGTATCGGATGCACGGCTACGAGATCGAAGAGTCCGTCGAACTCGCCGCTGACCTGGACGGGACCGGCCGCAACCTGCCCCCTTACGTCGAGGGTGACGGCGAGAAGACCGCGCCCGCGCTCGACTACTTGGACAACTGGACGAAAGCCAAGCTGATCGCCTACGCAGGCGAGCAGGGCTTCGACCTCGGCGGTGCACAGACGAAGGCTGAGATCCTCGAAGCCATCGGCGCGCACGCTCCGGACGCGTTCGTCACCGAGGTCTGACCGTGGCCGACGACGCCCCGGTCTTCGCAGACGGTGGCATGGTGCCCGCTACTGGATGCCCGAATCACTTCCTAGGGCCGTGGGAACACTTCATTCCCATCGACCTCACCCGCCGAGTGCGCTCTCTCGACATCCTGAACGCAACCCGCGCCCGTCTTGACGCGAAGGGAGCCTGACCATGGCCCGCATCTACGCCACACCCACCGATTACACCGGCCACGCTGAAGAGGCATTCGAGGGCGACACCGACAAGCTCACTAAGCGCCTCCGTTCGGCGTCCATCGAGGTCGACCGCCTCACCCGCCTGGCGATCTTCGACACCGACGCCGAGGGCGTGCCCACCGACGTCAAGGTGATCGAGGCGTTCGTCGAAGCGACCTGCGCGATCGTCGAGTATTGGGGCATCACCGACGACGTCACCGGTGCCGAGTCTCACGCGGGCGCTGTGAAGATCGGATCGGTCTCCCTCGGCACCACAAGCTCAGCATCCGGCGACGACAGTGAGCTCGACAAGCTCAAGCGTCGCATCGGGGAGAAGTGCTTCACCATCCTCGAGAACGCCGGGCTGCGATCCTCCACGATCGTGCATTACTAATGGCGCGCCGACTCCGCGAGAAGCACCTCCCGCACCGGGTGGATATCACCCGTCTGACGGGTGAGGGCGCCGAGGGTGAGACGTGGGCAACCACACCAAACCGGCCCGCATACGTCGAGCAGAAGTCGCGCCTCGTCGTCGACCGCCGCTCCACTTCGCCGACTGCTGGCCAGGAGGTCACGTCGACCGCGTTCGTCGTCCTGCTCATCGCGGATGACACGCTGCCTCGCTCCCGCGTCACCGTCTGGGCTGGCACGCCACGCGAGACCACATCCGAAGTCATCGACTCCGCCCTGTTCGACTACAACGGCGCACCGTCCCACATCGAGCTCTACCTGTAGGGAGGCCACCATGGCAGGCCAGATCCGCGCCGCCGTCACCTTCACCAACAACCTCGACGGCATGGTCGCCAACATGCTGCTCGGCGCGGTCAAGGGGCAGAACCTTGCTGGCGAACGACTGCTCGCACTCTCTGCTGCCGAGGCCCCGCTCGACTCGGGCGGCGGCGGCACCCTCATCGCGTCCGGCACGGTCGTGCCGGCCGCGGCGCTCGGCGACGAGACCCTGGTCACCTACGACACCCCTTACGCGGCCCGGTGGCATGAGGACGGCGAACTCGTCGACAACCTCGGCCGCCACTACCTCGGCAACTCGAACTTTCAGAACGGCCGCAAGTCGCACTACCTCTCGGACCCTGCCCTGCAGAACGCCGAGGAGCTGCGCAAGATCGTAGGGACGGAGGCCAAACGTGGTTGACCCCGACGCCTACCCGATCATCTTCCGCCGGGCGCTCGCGCAGCACCTCGCAGACAGCGGAGTCGGCGTGTACTCGACCGGCTCGTATGCGGCCACCGACCGCGGCATCTACACCAACGGCCCCACGATGCCCACGACGAATGACAACTGCATCGTGCTCTCGTGGCTATCCCCGATCGCTGACGGCCGCGCGAACATGCTCTACCGCGTGCAGATCATGTCCCGCATCAAGGGCAGCAGCATCGCAGCCGAGAACCTCGCCGCACTGATCAGTGCCCCGCTGGACCAGAAGCAGAACGTGCCGCCCGGGATGAACGTCTCGTGGTGCGAGCTCTTCTCGTCGCTCGCGCTGTCGGCTGACTCATCCGGGCGCTGCGCGACTTCACAGACGTTCCATTTCCTCGGTCGGCGCCCACAGTAACGCACGCCCCCTCAAACCTCCCCACAACCGTGGGGTTCAGCCGGCATGCCCGGCACCACCCCAATTGGAGACCCAACCATGAGTTCGACCATCTTCGACACCACCGTCGTCACCGAGGGCGCCCTCGCTCTCGCCCATGAAGAGATGCTCCGCGTCAAGCGCGCGGGCGTCTTCGAGAACATCACCGGGGACGTCAACGCCCTCGTCAACACCCCCACCCCGATCACCGTGATGCGTGAAGCGTATGGCCTCAAAGGCACCGACAGCACCAACGTGCTCGCCTACACCCAGGTCATCACCTTCACCGTGGAGGGCGTGCGCGACGCTCTCGGCCGCATCGCCCAGGCATGGCTCGTCGAGCTGCTCAAGGTCGCCCGCTCCACCGGCGCTGCCAACAAGCTCGACGCGCAGACGTTCGACGGCCGCGACGAAAGCCTCATCGCACTGGAAGGTTCCTACTCCGTCGCCGCGGTGAAGTCGACCACTGGGTTCAAGGACAAGCTCGTGTGGGCGTTCACCCTCACCAGCGACGGCCCGGTCGGCATCATCACGAGCCCGATCGCTGGCACCGGCATCCCGATCATCGAGTCGGCGCTGCCCACACAGGCGATCGCCTCGGCCAATGTCTATTGCCGCGGCTACAACGTGGCCAACATCACGGCGGCCACCATCGGCGGCGTCGCCGTCACGTCGATCTCGCAGATCCCCGGCGAGCCGAACATCGTCGTGCTCGAGGTGCCGGCCGGCACCGCAGGGTCCGCGCCGATCGTGCTGACCAACGCGGTCGGCGCCAGCACCGCCTTCGGCTACCTGCGCGGCGCGTAGCACCACCCACCGGGCGGCCGTCACTGGCCGCCCGGCCCCACACCTCCAGCACCATCCGCTTCACCTATCTGCAGGGATACCCCATGACCACCACCGCAACACTCCACGGCCGCGACCTTCACATCCAGATCGACGGCATCGCCGAGCCGTTCATCATCAAGCCGCTCGGCGGGCGCCGCGGCCAGGCACTCACTGATCTGTTCGTGCAGATCGTCGCCAGCGAACGCCCTGGCTCCGAGATGGAGGCCGTGCTCGCCGAAGCAGTCGGCTTCGACGTCTACGAGCGCGTGCAGAACGACCTCAGCCTGAACGAAGGCCAGAACGTTCTCCTGCCGTCGTTCTACTGGCAGACCGTGCTCGGCCTCGACGGCGTCAACGCCTACCTGAGCGGCGGTGAAGGCATGGCTGGCGCAAAAAAAGCACTCCTGCTCCTGACCATGAGTTTGGGGATCTCACCAACGCAGACCGCGCCCAGTACGGCATTGGAACACCTGATCCGCTTACAGGCACCTATCCGGCCTACCGCCGCGAGTACTACGACCGTCGACAAGCTGCCGGCCGCCAAGCGGTCGCGCAAACCGAAGCAGTCGACGACCACGCCCGAAGCATCACCGCTGTAGAGCTCTGGACCCTCGCGCTCCCGCAACTCTTCGGCGAGGTCGAACTCGACCTCGCGCAGCACGGCATCATCCCGGACCTTGACCGGGCGCTCGACACCCGTACATGGCACTTCATCAGGTCCGCCATTCACCGCCTCATCGACGACCCCGAGCCGTCCTGGCTACAGAAAGAGGTGATGGCCGGTGTTCAACGCAGGCGCAATCAGCTTCGCCCTTCAGATGATGGGAGCGGAGGTATTCCAGCAGGACGCGAAAGCCGCCGATAAGGCACTCGCCGGACTCGGTACCACCGCCGAAAGCACGGCCAAAAAGGTCTCGCCGCTCGGCACCGAGGTCGACAAGACCGGCACCGCCGCGAAGAACGCGAAGTCCCCGCTCGACGACGCCGGCAAGAGCACCAAAGCTGTCGGCGACGAGTCTGAGAAGGCATCGAAGAAGGTCGCCCCACTCGCGACGGACATCGATAAGACCGGCAAGGCCTCGAAGGCTGCGAAAGCTCCCGTCGATGAGGCTGGCAAGAGCACGAAGAAGCTCGGCGACGAGAACGCGACTGCAGCACCCAAGGTCAAGCAGACCGCCGCCGAGCTCGAAGCTCTCAAGGTCAAGTCGGATCAGGCCGGCCGTATGGTCGGCACCGTCGCTCTCGGCATCGGCACCGCCTTCGCAGCCATGGCCACCGTCGCCGTCGCCAAGTTCGCCGACTTCGACCAAGCCGTGTCTCAGGTCGGCGCGGCCACCATGGCCAGCGGCGAAGACCTCGACGCGCTCAGCGCATCCGCTGTACAGGCAGGTGTGGATACCGTCTTCACTGCCACAAAAGCGGCCAACGCGCAGACCGAACTCGCGAAAGCGGGTGTGAGTGTCAAGGACATCCTCGGCGGCTCTCTCGTTGGATCTCTGGCCCTTGCCTCTGCCGGTGAACTCGAGGTCGCCCGCGCCGCAGAGATCGCAGCCACCACCCTCACCGTGTTCAATCTCAAGGGCACCCAAACCATGCACGTCGCCGACCTGCTCGCCGCCGGAGCCGGCAAGGCGCAGGGCTCAGTGGATGACCTTGCCCTCGCGCTCGAATACGTCGGGCCGACCTTCGCCCGCCTGAAGATCCCCCTAGAAGACACTGTGGGCACGCTGGCCATGCTCGCCGCAAACGGCATCCTCGGAGAGAAGGCCGGCACCGGTCTGCGCGGCGTCATGCAGTCCCTCACTGCGCCGACGAAGACGGCGGCTGCCACTATGGCCGAGTACGGCATCAATGTGTTCGACGCGCAGGGCAACTTCACGACTATGGAGGACGCTGCCGGTCAACTTCAGAAGGGTCTCGGCGACCTCGACGAACAGACCCGATCCGCAGCGCTCGGCGCAATCTTCGGCGCAGAGTCCGCAAACGTTGCCGGCATCCTCTACGCCAAGGGTAGCGAAGGTGTAGCCGAGTGGACGGCCAACGTCAACGACAGCGGATTCGCTGCCGAACAGGCTCGCATGAAGCTAGACAACCTCGCCGGTGACATCGAGATGCTCGGCGGATCCATGGACGCAGCCTTCATCAAAAGCGGGTCGGCTTCGAATGACGTCATGCGCGACATGGTGCAGATCCTCACCGGTGTCGTCGACTGGTACAGCAACCTTGATGACGGACTGCAGGGCTCGGTCTTCTGGCTTGGCGTCGGTACTGCCGCCGCACTCCTGCTCGGTGGCACGTTCCTCCTCGCCGTACCCAAGGTTGTTGAATTCCGCGCAGCGATGACCCTTCTGAACACCACGATGAAGGGCACAGCGCTCGCCGGCGGAATCGTTGGCATTGCTCTCACTGCTGCGGCCGTCATTCTCGGTGCCTTCGCCACCAATAGCGCCAATGCCGCCAATGACGCACGGGGGCTGTCGGACACGTTGGACGCCCAGACGGGTGCGATCAACGAAAACACTCGCGCATGGGTTGCTGACAAGCTGCAAAAAGACGGCTCGATTACTTCCGCCAAAGAGATGGGCATGGCCGCGGATGACCTCGTAGACGCATATCTACAGCAGCCCGCAGCGCTCGCCAAGGTTCGCAAAGCTGTTGAGGACCTGCATGACCCGAACAGCAAGCTTGCCAAGGAACTCGCCGAGAACGGGGTTACCGCGCTCGAGATGCGCGGAGGTGCCGATGACCTGTGGAAGGTGCTCAACGATGGCGAGCCCGCCACCGAAGACGCCAGCCGACGATTCGCCGAACTCAAGGAAGCCACCGACGCCGGCACCGGATCCACCGAGGCTGCGACTGCCGCGACGGAGGCGCAGACGGCCGCCACGGAGGCAGCCGCGAAGGCCAACCAAGACCACCTCGACGACATCGCCGCCACGGACGCCGCATTCGTTGACCTCGGCGGGGCGTACGACACTGTCATCGCGAAGAACCAGGCGACCGCGCAGGCGACCGCCGACGCGACCGAGTCCAGCAGCGACTCGTGGGAAGACTACTACGACGGATTCAGTGTTGGACTCGATGACTACCTCGCCGAATTGCAGACGATGGTCGACAACCAGAACAACTGGGAATCGAACATGGTCACCCTCGCCGGGAAGGTCTCTGAAGGCACTCTTGAGGAACTCCGCAAGCTGGGCCCGGAAGGCGCACCGCTCGTCGCCGACCTCGTCAATGGGTCGGCCGAGCAGCTCGCCCTCGCCGAGACGCTCTTTGCTGAGAAAGCTGGGAACGCCACTGGAGCCTTCGCGGCCCGGTTGACCGACAGTAAGACCGTCATCGACGCGGCCAGCGCACAGCTCGGCACCGACGCGGCCAACGAGATCGCTACCAAGCTCGCCGCTGGCACCTCTACCGTCGAGCAGATCATTCTCGACTACGGCCTGAAGATCGAGGGTCTCAGCCCCGAGGTACAGATCAGCACCGACGCAGCGCTGTCCAAGGTGCAGGCACTTAGTGACCGGATCGCCGGAATCGATATGCGTGCGATTATGCCGGATACGAACGGGGCGGCATCGGGCAACGGCCAGATGGGCTCCTACGCCAATGGCGCCGTGGTTTCGTTCCACGCCCAAGGCAGCGTGTCCGAGCGCCACGTGGCCCAGATCGAACGCGCCGGTGCGATACGCGTGTGGGCTGAACCTGAGACCGGTGGTGAGGCGTACATCCCGCTCACCCCGTCCAAGCGCGGCCGTTCCATGGCGATCCTCGCGGATGTCGCCGAGCGGTTCGGCCAACGCCTCGTGCCCAACGACGCGCAGTCGTTCGCGAATGGGAGCACGCCGGCTGCACGGTCGACGCGAGAGCGGCCCCCCGTGCGCGATCAAACGATCAACGTCTACGAGGCGGTCAGCGCCAGGGCTACAGCGATGGAAGTCGCTCGTCAGCAAAACCGATTGGGGGTCTAGATGTATGAACTTGAGACAACCCACCCGGTGCTCTCCGGCCTCGCTCTTTCAGCCATCGATCCCACCACGGGCACTGAGTGGCTGATGGAGGAATTCGAGGGCTGGGAGGGTTCGCCCGCCTCGACTATCAGGGTCGAACAGAAAGTACGCGGGCAGGGCGGATCGGCCGGGCTTGCCTACGAGGAGAGCCGGGACATCGGCATCGGCGGCAAGGTCTTCACATCCTCGTGGGCCGAGCTGAAACGCGCAGAGTTACAACTCAGCGCGGCGTGCACGCTCGAAGACTCACTGCTAACCATTGAGGAAAACGGTCAGTTCCGACATTGCATGGTCCGCCGAGCTGGCAAGGTCATCTTCGAGCGGATCAGCACGACCGTGGCGCAGTGGTCGATTCAGGTCGTCGCCCTCGACCCGCGCAAACTCCACGCCCCCCTGACCGGATCCACCTCCCTCCCGTCAACAACCGGCGGACTGACCATCCCCTTCACCGTGCCGGTCGTGATCAGCGCGGTGCAGGCCACCGGGCAGATCACCTTGACCAACCCGGGCAACACTGCGGGTCCGGTCTTTGGACGTATCGATGGCCCGTGCGTTGGGCCGATCGTGACGCATGCCGGCCCGGGCGGTGGGCAGCTCGTGTTCGCGCCGTCGTTGGTGCTCGCTGCCGGCGAGTGGCTCGACATCGACTACGAGCGGCACGAAGTACTCGCCAACGGGCAGGCGTCGCGCAACAAGTACATCCGTGCGCGCGGCTGGAGCTCGTTCGAGCCGGGCGTGAACACCTGGGCTTTCACCGCCGCATCCTTCAACGCTGCCTCGCAGCTCACCATCACGGCCACCCCGGCCGACAGCTAGGAGCCCCATGACTGACACCCTCCACCCGGTCAACGCCGTTGACGGTGCCCCCGCCTACTCGGGACGGATGCTGCGCCAGGCCGCCGCCGTCGCCCTCGCGGGTGCCACCGCGGCCCGGCCGCTCGGCGCCCGTTCCGGCGTGCGTCCCGGCACGAGCACCACGACGGTCACCGCAACGTCGACGACCTGGACGTGCGGCCCGTTCGCCGGCACCGCTGACGTGCAGGCCGCCGCTGAGGCGGGGCCGTACGACTTCGCGTTCGACGCGGCCGCGTCAGGCTCGATGGCGGCCGCGAATGCGTCATACGCGCGCACCGACATCCTCTACGTGCAGGTCGACGACCCGTCAGAATCAGACGGGTCGACAGTTCCGGCGGTCACCCGCAAGTACCTCGCCGGCCAGGCCGTCGCCGGGCAGCCGACGCCGGTGCCACCGGTGGCACACACGTTCGTGGTAGCGCGGATCAACGTGCCCAAGTCTGGTGCCGGCTCCCCCGTCGTGACGTGGGTTGCGCCGTATGCGGTCGCGGCGGGCGGGATCCTTCCCTGCCCGACAGCGAGCGATTACCCAGCAGCGCCGTACCCAGGTCAACTCATCGATGACTGGACTGTGGGCCTGCTGCGCTGGAATGGCACGGCATGGAGCCGTGCGGGTCTGGGTCGGTCTCCCCTGCGGGATTCGCTCCAGCTCGTCAACACCGCCTATGTCAGTGGTGGTGTCGTGCTCGGCGACCCGGTCATCATCCAGGCACAGCCCTACGCTCAGCGTGTCGTTGTTGATGTGAGTGGACTGATCAGTCCCTCGTCTGCTGGCACTGCCGGTATCGGCGTCACCGCATCAGCGGGAGTGCTGAGCTTCAACCCGCAGGCCCGCATCTATACCAATATCGGCGGGCAGTACTACGGATTCGCACGGAAAGGATATGTGACACTTCCTGCGAGCACGGGGTGCACCATCACGTTCACCTCAGAAGGCACCGTCTCCGCTGCATACCAAGTGACCGCTGAGACTCATGCGCTCGCAGCCGGGGAATACTGAGCGTGACTGTCGCCGAGTTTTATGCCGAATCGCGGTGGGGTAATCGCTACGGCATCAAAGGCCCCTACTACCCGGTGTCGCATCACGGCCAAGACATTCGGTGTGCGGGTCGCCAGAAGATCCCGTGCTATCGCGGCGGCACTGTCCAGCCGTGGAAGCATTCAGCGGTGGTTGGTCAAACCCTCGCGATCCGGCATGGTCTTGGCGATTACTCGGGCTACTGCCACCTCATCAATCGGATACCGAAAGCGGGCACCGTTATCGCGACAGGTGCGTTCGTCGGTGAGGCTGCTACCTGGGGTGAGTTCACCGGCTCTGCCTGGGGCGGCCCCCACGTCCACACCGTGCACGGCAACTCGTCCGCGTGCGTGTTCGGCATCGGCACCGACGACCCAGCCCCGTACATCCTCGCGGCCATCGAGGACTCAGCGCCCGCGGCCGACACCATCACCGCAGTCGCCACGCCCAACATTCCCGTAGTTCCCGTCAAGCCCTTACAGATTGTGAAGACCCCCACGATGTACCTACGCAATGGCGAAACCGGCGAAATCGCTGCCCTGACTGCCGCAGGCTCGCACCGCTTTGCAACGGTCGAGGCCTACGAAATGTGGATTGGCACGGTGGCGGCCTACAACGGCATGACAAGCCCGGAATACCGGGTCGTGCAGCCGCCCGCCGTGGCTAACCTCCTCTCCGTCGACGCCGTGCGATTCGCTCAGGCCGTCGCCGTTCTCAGCTCATGACGACCCTCACCTGGGTATCCTGCGACCTCAAAACTGGGGATGTGATCGCCGACCTCCCCGGCCTCGAAGTCGAGAAGGTCGGCAAGACACTCTCACGCTTCACGTCGACGACGGCCAACCTCCCCCTGCCGACCGCACCCGAGAACTGGCCGCGCGCGGTATTGCAGGGGGCATCCGTTCTCTGGCTGCTCACCGACAATATTCCGACATGGGGCGGCATGGTCACCGAGGCCGAACGCAACCAGACCGATGTCATTCCGATCAGCCTGGCCACGGTCGAGGCCTACCTCGACCGAAAGTTCGTCGGCGACGAGGTCTTCCTCCAAGTCGGGCAGAATGTGATCGTCCAGACCCTGGTCGACAAGTACGCCGCAGCCGGTTCGAATGGCGGCATCCCGATCCGGGTAGTCTTCACCACTCCCGGTGACGGCAAGCTACGCGATCTCAAGCTCGCCGACGACGAAGACAAAAGCCTATACTCCGTGCTCCAAGCCCTCGCCGGCCTGAAGGGCGGCCCCGAATGGACTATCGTCGGAGAACGGCAACACGAACCTGAACGCATCACTTTCGTGCTCCTCGTGGGCGATCGCGTTGGCGTCGCCGCGCCGGCCGGGCTCGGCCCGCAGGCGACCTTCGATATGCCCGGGTGCGTCACCGACTTCAAGATCCGCTCGAGCTATGCCAACGGATCCGGGGCCAACGACGTCATGGCCGTCTCCACCGCCACCGCCGACGTTCGGCCGCAATCGGCGCACCAGATCGTACTCGACGACATCAGGCCCACCTTCGAGGAACGCTGGACACCCTCCACCTCGATCACCATCACCGAAACCCTCGACGACCACGCGGCAGCTGCACTTGCGATCCTGCGCAATGGCAGCGCAGCAGTCTCCCTCACCGCGAGTACCGACGCAGCCCCCCAGCTCGACACCGACTGGGGCATCGGTGATGACATCGGCTACGTCATCGGCGGCACGATCGGTGAGGTGCCGGACCAGGTGGAGAGCGTGCCGTCTGTCCCGGGTGGGCTGGCCGGCGTCGCCCGCTGCATCGGCTGGGAGCAAACCTTCGGCGCCAACCCGACAATCACACCCACGCTACTCGCGACGACTTTGGAGACCTGATGGCAAACCCTGGACTACCTGGATCCGCGATGCTCCCCGACGAGTACACCCAGCAGCGCAGGGTCGGCGACCTCGAACGCGGGTTCCGCGAACTGACCGCATCCGTCGCCAAATCCCTACGCCCACCCGTGCAACGCATCACGGAACTCACCGAGCAGGTCGTGGTGACCACCGAGACCGCCAATCAGGGTGTGTCTGATGCGGCTACCGCGGACGGCAAAGCCGTCACCGCCCAGACCGCTGCGGCGACTGCCCAGACCAAAGCCAACTCGGCGTCGACCGACGCCGCGACAGCTGATGCGAAAGCCGTCGCCGCGCAGACCGACGCCGACAGTGCCGCCTCCGCGGCCTCGACCGCTGACGGCAAAGCCGTCACTGCGCAGGGCCAGGCAGACACAGCGACGACCAACGCCGCAGCTGCGAACTCAGCAGCCAGCGCAGCGCAGACCAAGGCGAACAGCGCCACGACTGCCGCCGCGACGGCGGACTCGAAAGCGGTCACGGCGCAGAACGCAGCGTCCTCAGCAGCCAGCGCGGCATCGACAGCGGATGGCAAGGCCGTGTCGGCCCAGTCGGCCGCGACCAGCGCCGCATCAGCAGCGAGCACCGCCGATGCGAAAGCCGTGTCCGCCTCGGGCCTCGCCGCAACCAAGGCCGTAGTGCTCTATCAGACGGCGACTCCCGGTAGCGCTTACGCCAACACGAACACGCTGTGGATCGACATCACGAACGGGGCGAACACCCCGAAGAAGTGGACCACCGGCACCACCTGGGTTGCGGTGACTGACAGCGTCGCCACGGCCGCGGCATCCTCGGCCGCGACCGCCAATTCGGCGGCAGCCACAGCCCAAATGCAGGCCAACACCGCGACCTCGAATGCGGCCTCGGCCAACTCTGCCGCGTCCAGCGCGCAGGGCACCGCGAATACCGCCGTGACAAATGCGGCAACAGCGAAATCAGCCGCAGACACGGCGCAAGGTCAAGCCAACACGGCCACGACGAATGCGGCCTCGGCGAACACAGCTGCAGGCACAGCGCAGAGCACGGCTGACACCGCTAAGACCAACGCTGCGACCGCGCAATCTCGTGCTGACGCGGCCTTCAATAATGCAGCCTCGGCAGCGACCACAGCCGGGAACGCGCAGACCACCGCCAACGAAAAGAACACGGTCTGGTATCAGGCCTCAGCGCCGAGCGGCACCGGGCATGCCGTCGACGACATCTGGTTCGACACCGACAACGGCAACGCGATCGCGCGCTGGTCTATCTCGGTAAATGATTGGGTTCCCGCGCAGCTAGGTACCAACGCGATCGCGAACCTCGCGATCACGAACGCCCTGATCGCGAACCTCGACGGCGGCAAGATCACCGCCGATACCGTCACCGCGATACAGCTCATCGGAACGGCCATCGACGGCATGACCGTCACCGGCGCTCTCATCCGCACCGCAGCTTCCGGGCGTCGTGTGCAGCTCGACACGACCGGGCTGAAAGGATACGACGACGCTGGCGTAGTGAAGACCTCGGTAGGAACGGATGGGCTACTGACGGCCGTAGATGCGATCATCACCGGGACGATGCGTACCGGGACAAGTGGCCAGCGCGCCGAAGTCTCGGGTTCCTCCGTGAAGTTCTACTCGCCCAGCGGCTACGCCAACAGCATCTACTCGGTGAATGCCGACACCGCGACCGGCTTTCTGATCCTGGAGGCCGGCGGAAACAGCATTCAGATCGGGCGCAACTACCTCCCCAGCGGTGGTCAAGCCGACATCTCCGTGCCCACGCTGTTGGCCACCAAAATCTATACCGACAACATTTTCAATATAGCTGGCGGTCGAATCGGAGACGTGCAATATTTCACCGGGAATCCGACGGCCTACGACAACACCGTCACCTACGGCCAGCAAAACACCAACGCAGATTCACCACAAACGAACCTGGGCGGATTCGATACCGTTGCGGGGAGCATGCAACTACGCATCGCCACTCCCGGAACCTACATGCTCACCTACTCCGTGAAGCTCGGTGCGGGAGTAACGTCACGCTCATTCGCTCAGATCGGCAATGACGGTGGTGTCCAGACTGCTCGCTCATCGTTCGATGGTGGTGAAGACTTCGTCAGCGTTTCGACCACCTGGACAACAACACAAGCCGACACCCGCGTCCCGCTGTTTTTCTACAAGTCGAATGGAGCCGCGACCGGCAACACCGTTCGAACCTCAATCACGCGCCTTCGATAAGCCGACCATCACGGGCCGCAGCCCGCTTCGTCTTGGCTATCACAATCGCCAACCTAACGCGCGATGCCGATTCCCCTGGAATAGCGCAGGAAAGATCAGTTCGCAACGCAGCCCGTGGGGACGCCGGCATTGCTTAGCCACCCCGGCGCCAAGCCCTCATCACACTCGAAGGTCGGGTTCAGCAGCCAGGCAGCGAACGGATCGACAGCCTCAACTGGGGCAGCCTCGACGATGTGCTCAACAATCGGGGCGACCGGAATTGGTACGACAGGTGCGGGGGCATCCGTCACCGCAGCGACGGGTGCCGGTGCCGCAGGGACCTGGACTGTGGGCGGTGCGGGTGCGACCGGGGCGACCTGCTCGATCGGCTGCAAAACCTCACTAGGCGCGACCGGCTCGACGCTCGGCGCCGGTGCGCTCGTAGCCTGCACCTGCCGGACACTGACCGGCTCGGCGATGAGTTCATCCGCGCATCCGCTCAAAATGACGGTAGCAGCGACGGCAACGGCGAGGGTCAGGAGGAGTTTCATGGCTCCAACCTATGGGTGTATGTACACCCACCGCAAGGTGTATGTACACCCCGTTTAGGGTTGGGCTAGGTACTCGACCAGGCCACGACGAATCACGTCCGTCAACGTCTCACCGTTCTCAGCCGCCTTCACCTGCGCAGCCTCCTTCAAATCCACCGGGATCCGCACCGACGTAATCGGAGTCTTCGGTTGATTCGCCATTCCCCCATCATGCAGCACCCCAGGAGAAACATGCCCCAACATATTCATCTCAGCCAGCCACCCCTGCACTGCCGGACTTCGCATGATTAGGCCGCGCCACGTCCCCAGATGGCTGCACGCTCTGTTCATGCGGATCAAAGAACCCCGCTCGACTCGGCTCGCGTTCTTCTGCATCTACCTGATCCTCGTGCTCGGCGGGTCCAGCGCCTTCACCGGGCCACCGACCAGCATTGACGACACGCTCGGCTCCGCGCTGACCCTCCTCTGGGGCGCGTTCTTCATCGTCGGCGGCATCCTCGGCGCGTCCAGCGTGCTGCGTGGATCCTGGTGGGTAGAACGCGTCGGGCTGCTCAGCTCCGGCACCGCCTTCGCGATGTATGCCGTCGTGATCACCTTCCTCCAAATCCAACAAGCCGGCCCCTACCTGATGCAGCTGTGCATCATCGCCGTCGCCCTCACCACCCTGACCCTGCGCTGGACACAAATTCGCCGATACGCCTACGACCCCGAAGGATAACCCCGTGGACGGCGCACAAATCGCAACCATGTTCGTCGCCCTCGTCGGCGCCGGCGGAGTCATCACCTCCCTCATCAACAACGCCGCGTCGAGGGCATCCGGCAAAACCGAAAAAGAACGCGGCGACAACGCCAGCATGAAAGCCCAGCGCGACGACGCCGTACAGCAGGCCACCGTCGAACGCACCCGCGCCAGCGACGAGCAACGCCGCGCCGACTGCCTCAGCCGCAACACCAACCGCTGGGCCAACCACGCAGCCCGCCTCGAGCGGATGCTCATCGCAGCCCCCTGCGTAGACACCACCACCATCCCACCCAACCCCCAGAACCTGGAGTAACCATGGACCTCATCCTGCCCACCATCCCCGCCGTCATCACCGTGCTACTCAACTTCTTCTCGCCCTACGCCGTAGCGCTCATTATCGATCCGCTCTGGCCGACCCGATACAAGAAACTCGTGGCGATCCTCACCGCCCTGCTGCTCTCGGCCGTCGTGCTGGCCCTGGCGTTCTTCGGGTTCGGCGTCGTCATCCCCGCATGGCCACTGCTGATCCTCATCGCGATCACGACCGCCCAGGCCAGCTACGACCTGCTGCTCAAGCAATCCGCCGACCGCCTCGCAGTATCCGCGGGCACGGCCGCGAAGGATGCCAAGTAGCCATGGAGCTCACCACACTCACCGACGACGAGCTCAACACTCACCGCATCGAGGTCACCGCCGAACAGGAACGCCGTGCCGCCCTAAAAGCGATCCCCGCCCTCGTCGCCACTCCCGCAGCAAAGTTCTTCGCATTCGGCGGTGAGCAAGCAAACCTCGACGCCGCGATCACCCCCACCACAGAGCAACCCCCCACAACCGCTTAGCACCACAACAAAGCCCCGCCAGTCGACCCTCACGGATTGGGTGGCGGGGCTTCGTCGCTACTCCTGCGCTCAGTCGGTGGCGAGCCCGGGGACTTCCTTGACGCTCAGGGCGACGATGGCACGGTTCCAGCAACCGGAGCGCGGCTGGATCAATTTACATCTGCCCGTTCGGGGGGTGCAGCGGAGGGCCCCCTTTGCGGACTAGTATGAGGCAAGTTCGCAAGAAAATGACGTGGGGGTTTCCTTGGCAACGAGGCCGCGCCATCAGGACAAGCACATCGAGGCAGTACTCCGTATCTGCGAAAGTGAAAACTGGTCCTTTGTCAAGGGCAAGAAATATTTCATGGGCAAGTGCGGTTGTGGACTACATATGAAGACGATCCATCTCACGCCCGGAAGTTCGTATCTTCTGAATCTAAAACGCCATTTTCTCCGCTTAGAATGCTGGAACAAGGAGGTCTCGCTATGACTAGTTTCCACTTGGAACTGTCCGCTCAGGCTGTGGACATGTCCCCTGACGCTTTTGAGTCAGCTTTCGATGCGATTGCTGACGCCCTCTACGACTGCAAGGGAATCGATAACGCCGACCTCGCGGGCGACCTCTCAACGCAAATTGCGATCTTCTCCATGGATGTAGACGCCGAGGATGAAGTCACAGCCCTTACGATCGGCTTGGGAGCGGCGCGAACAGCTCTCCACGCGTCCGGCGGAGCTACGCCTGGCTGGGAGGATAACTTCGCCATGCTCCGCCAAATTATCGAGACGGCCGCATCGTCCAGTGAGCGCGTGCCTGCATAATCTTCACCCAAAGCCCCGCCCCTCTCACGAGGTGGCGGGGCTTTTTCGTGATTTCCTCCCCTGTGTCGGGGCTGTTATCTGTCAGTCCAAACTGACACGATTACTCCATGATGCAGACCAAATTGTCCAGGATTAGCGCTCAGATACCTGATCGCACCAAGATCGACTCAGGGCAGTACGTGACAGCCTCCTCAAGCGTCGTCTTTCAGACCATGGATAATGACGACACCAATACCCTCGTCGCGACATGGGACCTCCTCGGTTTCCACGGCGAAGGCGAATTCTTCAATCCGAACATTGCGGATGCCGATTTCAACTTCGACTACGACTCTGACTTCGAACGCCTCGTTGAGGACATGGACGCCTACGCTGCAAAGCTAGCGAAGCAATCCGGACTTGTGACCAGCCGGCAGGACCCAATCGATAATCAGTATTTCTGGACCGTTGCCGAACCGACACCGATTCAGCAGCTCAAGATTACGCACGACACCCGCGCCGACATCGACGACGCAGAATCTGCCGTCGTCGCTGCATCGCGTGAGGGTGGCAGCACCTGGCAAGAGATCGGCAACGCTCTCGGTATCAGCCGACAGTAGGCCTACGCCCGATTCGGCAGATAACGCCAAGCAGAAAGCCCCGCCATCTGATCCTCACGGATTGAGCGGCGGGGCTTTCTCTGCGTCTCGCGCTACCTACCCTGGCGTAACGCCTTTACCGTGAGCCACAGCAGCATCGACAGCCCGCCAAACATGACGAGGCCGCCGCCGAGTACCATCTTCCCCGACCCGGCGTACTCGCTCGAACCGTAGGCGAAGAGGACAAACCCGAGCACGAGGGCACCGATGCCCGCCCAGAGCAGCGTGGTCGAGTAGACGTTGCCCTCTGTGGGCTCATCTGTGTCGGATGCCTGCTCAAAGAATGGTGTCTGGTCTGTCATGGTTCCCCCAATGATGTTTGCGGTAAAAGAAATGCGGGGCAGGATGCTACGCGTCAAGTAGTCGATCCGGCATTAGGCCGTTGTTACTCGTTGAAGTAGTCCACAGCCGTAGTCGCCATGTCCCCCTGCATCGTCACCGTGCAGCCGTAGTCAGCTCGCACATTCGCGCCGAAGCTGTTCTCAGCGTCAACCGTCCCGGTTACAGTCCAGGGCCCAGCACCTGATCCAATGGCATCAGTGTTGTAGTCGGCCGTCGCCGGCGCCTTCAGCAGCTTGTCGATGCGCGCCTCACATTGTGCGATCGCCTCATAGCTGTTATTCATACTCGGTGCGTCGTTAGAATCACCCGCCGAACCGAAGCCGATAGCAGCACTGATGCCTACGAGAACGACAAAACCGCCGAGCACGTAGAGGCAGCCCTTGCCGCACCCGGTTTTGCTCGCGCCGCCCGGTGCCTGTATCCCCGGGGGCATGCGACTGCTCGGTGGCACGGCACTCATGAGTTCTTTAGCTTGCGCAGCAGGAACCCGATGGCGCCGATCGCACTTGGGCGTGTCGCACTCAGCGCTTCCCAGCCGCGATCAGCTAGTTCATTCAGCTCTCGATTCGCATGATCCTCAACTGACTCGCCTTTGAGCCGTTTGCCTGCCTGCGTCGGAAGTGAGATATACCAATACTCAATCATCGTTCCCCCTGTGTTGCCACGAGCCTAGCGGGCGCGAATTCCATGCCCGAACCGGGCGCGGGATCACGCTGCGCTCTGACCAGATTCGGCGAAGTGAAAAACGGCACCGGCTTGGATAGGCAGACGGGTGAGAATCGTAGCCACCATCAACAAGGTCACTGGTTGCATGTAGTCCAATCCCAGGTGCTGAATGAGCGCACTCCTACCGTTGATCCCGACGCTCTGGGCCGCAGCCTCTAGCTTGAACGAATCCAAAACGACAGTAGACAT